ATAATTTCAATTATCCCTATTTATTTGAGTTTTAAGACATTTTATTTTATTATGTATACTTTTATACTTAATATATATTTTCTCTTTACCTAGGTCAACCTGGTTTGTCCTGTGACATACTGTCACACGTTAATATATGTGCTATTTAAAATAAATTAAAAATAAGTGTTGACTTTATAAAAAAGTAAGAGTAATATATACATATAGAAAGAAAGGGGAACATTAATTATGAATAAGAAAGTTGAGAAGAGAATCTATAAAGGATTTAAAAGAGACTGTATAATGGCAGGGATAATCTTTCCCACAGCATATATACTATTTATGTTAGCTTGTAAATATCTAGGTTAAAAAAAACAGCAGTTAGGACTAAAAAATCTTAACTGCTTATTTTAATAATTTCTGAAAGGAGTAGAAAATGAATAATGAAATTACTAATTATATTTACAATATTTAATTTTATTAATGTAATTATAAGTACTATAAAGAGTATAGTAACAGTAAATGGTAGTAAAGCTATGGCTAGTTTAGTTAATGCTATAGGCTACGGTTATTACACTATCATTATTTATCTTGTAGCTACTGTGAATATTAGTGTTATTACTAAATCTATTATTGTATTCTTTTGTAACTTAACTGGTGTATATATTGTAAAAGCAATAGAAAAGAAATATACATCTAATAAATTATGGGTATTTAATTGTACTATATATTCGAATGTTAAGGATGTTTGGAAGTTTCAGAGATTACTAGAAGATAATGGAATAAAAAGCCTATACCATGAGGTAATTAAAGATGAGATCTATAATATAGAAGTATACAGTAAAAGCACAGAGACTAGTAAACATATAATTAAAACTATTCATGATTTAGAAAAAGATGTAAATATTAAATATTATATAATAGAAAGTAAGGGTAAGTAGAAGAAATGAAAACAACAGTAGGTGATGTATGGAGAAAAAGCAGTAATGATGAGTTAGCAGACCTAATGCTAGACTACACTACAACTTTACTGTGTCATTTATTTGATATTCCAGCTGATGAGTTATTTTCTAAATATTTAGATAGTGAATCTCATTATTATATGATTAAGGAATATTTTAATACGGATGTAAGTAAAACAATGAGTGAGTCAGAATATATTAGTTAAAGAATTGTAAATTATATTAGAGAAATAAAAGAAACGAGGTATAAAATGAAGTTTAATTTTATTGTATCACTATTAATTGTGTTTGCACTTTGCCTATCAGTAGGCTATATTTATAAACACAAGTTTAAGAGACTACACAACAAGTGGATACCTATTGTACTTATTGTAGTAGGTGGTATTGCCATGTGTATTTTAGTTAACAAGTTTGATATTATTACAGCTATTAAAGGTATTAGCGGTGCAGGTCTGGCAACAATTACACACGAAGCAGTAAAGCAACAGAAGAAGAATCCAAGGTCAGGTGGTGTGTATAGTAAGAGTAATGATGAAATTCATGAGGCAAATGAGGTAGAATAATATAATGACAGGACAACAAATTATAGATTATGCAAAACAATTTAAAGGACAGCATTCAGCTATTTTCGCTGATTGGTATGGTATTAGTAGAAGCTCAGCATGGTGTGCCGTATTCGTAAGCTATATCCTTAATCATTGTGGAGTAAACTATCCAAAGAATGCTTGGGTGCCTAATGCAGATGCACAACTATCAAAACTAGGTAAGTGGGTAGGATTAGGAGATGCACAAGCAGGAGATGTAGTTATCTTCACATGGCATGGTGGTGGATATAATAGCGGAAAAGGAAGTAGAGATCATATTGGATTTATTCAGCATAGAAACTCTGATGGTTCATTCTTAACTATCGAGGGAAATACATCAGGAAGTATCGTAGCTGAAAGAACAAGATATCCAATTAATATTTATAAGATTTATAGACTTAATAGTTTAGGTGGTTCTTCTTATACATATACTCCATCAGTAAGCTCCTCTTCTACACCAGCACACAACAGCTCTGCTGGGTATGCGGTAAATGAGGGAGTTAGATATACTACATCTTCTCTTAACGTAAGAACAGGTCCTAGTACTAGTTATGGTATTGTACAAACATTACCAAAAGGAACTCCAATTAAAGTAGTAAGAAGATATGGAAATTGGGGATACAGCAATGGTGCTAGAGGATGGGTATGCACTGATTACTTATCAGGAAGCACTGTAACTAAATCTGTAGCAAGTGCTACTAGTGGTGGATATTCTACAGGAATGTATCATGTAGGAAACGGTCAGCTTAATGTAAGAACAGGTCCTGGTACTGGGTATAATAGAGTACAAACACTTGCTAGTGGAACTCCACTTAGGATTCTAAAGGTATCTGGTGTATGGGGTTACTCTGCAGGAGCAAGAGGATGGGTACATCTAGGATACTGTAGAAAAGGTTAGATATTAGGATAAGGACTTTAATTAGTCCTTATTTTTTTTTATTATTTTTTTTCAAAAAATCTATTGACTTGTTGACAATTGTATTGTAATATGTATTCACAAAGATAAATTAACCATTTTAGAAAGGCGAAAAGAAAGAGGTAAAGAAAATGAAAAAGCTAAGTACAATTTTGTTAAGTATTATGCTGGTGCTTACATTTAGTTCTTCAATGGTATTTGCAGATGAAGTTGATGCAAGAATTACAGACGTTAGGGTTAGTAATACAAATGAGCCAGAGGACTACACAGAAAAGCCTGGGTTTATAAGAGAGCATGACCCAACTAAGATTAAGTTTAACATTAAGGTAAATAAAGAAGTTAAAGAAGGAGATCACTTTGACATCAATCTTTCAGAAAATTATGACTTAACTACAGATGCAACATATCAAAAGAACATTGATGTTGTGGATAACGATGGAGAAGTTATTGGAAAAGTAGACATTACAGCTAATGAAACTTCAGCTACTACTGGTGGTGGAGTTGCTAGAGTAACTTTCAATGACAAAGTAAAGAATAAGATTGTTAATAACATTAATCTAACTTTCTTTGGAATGTTTAATAATTACAGAGTTAAGGGAAATAGTGATGTTCGCCCTCTATACTATGATATGTATGCAACTATTAATGGACACCTTAAAAACCATTCAAGTGCAGTAATTACAGAAAATAAAAATATACAGCAGGGTGCATTAGCTCTTTCTAGGGAACTTAATAACAATACTGATAAGATTACTTGGTATGCAAATGTAAATAGGAAAAAGAATTATCAGTTGTCAAGCAACATCACTTTTTCAGTAGAAAATTGGGGTGGGAATCTTGAGCTTGTTGGAAGAGTACTCAGACAGGAAGTTGAGTACAATGATAGAGGTCTAGTAACTAAAATATACAATAGTACTGATATTACCGATAAAGTAGTATATTCAGATGATAGAACAGAACTAACATACGATACAAATAGGCTATATGCTAAGAGTACAAGATTTGTATTTGAAACTAAAACAGCAAAAGGAGATAAATCTTCTCACGTACTAGCAAGGATTCGCTTTACTAGTGGTCAGGGTACAATTGCATTTCGTAGCGGAGGTAGTGAGCGTATATATGTTAGACCAACAGTCACAAAAGCAGTAGCTTCAATCACAAGAATAGCTATCCCAGAGCCAGAACATCCAACAGAACCAGAGAATCCTGTAGAACCTCAGGAGCCTGAAACACCTGTACATCCTGAAAATCCTAATCCAAGTGTTACTCCAAGTGAACCAGGACATAATTCTAATGTAGTTATTAGAGGTGAAGAGGAAATTGTAAACCCTTATTCCTCTGTAAGAGCAGAGGAGAACATTACAGCAAATAAGGTTGAGACAAATAAGGCTGATAATGTAGTAACTGCTAAAAAGACATCTAGCACCGCACCAAAAACAGCAGATGATACTAATTTAACTGCACTAATTGCCTGCTTTATTATTCCTCTTATCATTCTATCCCTAGTTGTTATTTATGCAAGAAAACATAAATAATTATAAGTATCATATTTTTAAAGGCACTCTTAATTGAGTGTCTTTTTTAATTTATTTTATTATTTTCTATTGCATTTACTAAAGGCTGCATATATAATGATTATATAAAAATAAAAGAATTAAGGTAAAAAATGGATATAAAATTAATTAAAATCAATAAAAATCTGAAATTACTTCAAGACCTATTTAATAATATGTCACAGACACTCACTAAAGATGAGATACAACAGCTTGTATTTACAGACAGTATCAGAGATTTATTCTATGTAGTTACAAAATATGGTACTCCTGTATATAGAAAAGAAGTTGTCCTTTCCTATTTAATTAACTTAATCGCTCAAGTTTCTCTTGAGCGGGTAGCTTCGATACTAGATCAGACAACAGCACCATCTTGTTTCGGCTTATATGGTTTACAAACAAACTACATAGTGGACTGTGTGGTTTCTAAGTGTTTTATCTCATATTGTAATGTTGAGACTTTGAGGCTTCGGTATCGAGACTTTGAAGATTTGAGACATCAAGTAGAAATAAAAAACTCAGATATCGGTGTGTTAGAAGTAACTATTAATCCACCTACAACACCTATTCAAAATTATGATAAAACAATTCTCAGGCAACTACGCAGATGGTTAGAATCATACAATACAAAAGTGAATGAGATACAAATTAGCTACAGATAAAAAGAGGTAAATATGAATATTAAAGTTATTAAAACAACTTCACATATGAACATTATAAGAGAGCTGTTTCGTAATATAACTAATATGCTTACTAAAGAAGAAGTTCATCAGCGAATCTTATCGGATAACATTAGGGAACTATACCATTTAATTGAACAATACAGAACACCAGCATTTAGAAGTGAAACTATGTTAGCACATGTGATTAATTTAATTGCTCAAGTAGATATGAGAAAAGCAGAGAGTTTGATAGAACAAATTAAATCCCTATGCTTTATTGGTTTATTTGGGTTACGAATAAGTGATAAACATTTAGAATTTAGACACATATGCAAATTATATATTTATTCTTGTGATGTTGAGTACCTAACTATTTACACAAGTATATTTAGTGATTTTGCTGTAGACATAGAAATAAAAAATTCCATTATTAATACACTAGTTATATACTTTAATGTACTTTGTATGACCGAAAAACCACAGATAGAAAGACAGGTACTTGAATATCTTAAAAAGAATAAAGTAACTGTAGATAATCTACAAATTAAATTCAGCTAAGGGTAGTTTACTTATAATTGAAGGGTGTGATGTTATATCAATAGACGTTAAAGAAAGAATACGATTTAAGTATTGTAATATTAATAATATTTCAATTGACTGTTATTACAGACAGCCCATTGACCTGAGTAATGAATTTTTTGCTTGTAAAATACATAAATTAGAGTTGTATAATATTAGAAATACATCAAGGACAAAAGAAGAGATAACTGAAAGTATACGTACTGATTTCAGACATGCGGGAACAACAGTATCTGAAATAATCATAAATTAAAAATGTAAATATATAATAGAGATAAATTATATACATAAGGAATTTAAATAAAATTGATTACAGGATATAATAAGGCACAAGTAGATAAAATACTTAATAGGGAAGATAATAAAGACATACTTCAGGAGTGTTTAAAGTTTGAAATAGTACGTAAATCCATATCACAAAAGGATATGGAATCAGTAGTTGAATACCTAAATGAAATTTATTCAGCAAAGAAGATGGCAAAAATAGTTCCTTTATTAATAATGTTATTTGTGTCAGTAGATGAAAGAGTAAATGCAGAAAAGATAATAGGAAATGCCTCATTTTTCATGTATGCTATACCTATTTATTATATGACTATTAATAAGATATCGGAAATTGGTGAAGCATCTGTTCCTAGATTGAAACATTGTGAGGTAGGTGAATTAGAGGTTAATTATCAACCTGATGATGGTAAGTTATCCACTGTACTAATGATGATGTCATTAAAGAAATGTAAAATAAATAAACTAGTTATTAAATACAAAGAAGAAGAAAAAGACGGTATAGATATGACCGAAGAAGAAATAAGAGAATACTTAAGATCAGTAAATGGAGAAATAGACAAAATAGAATGGGTAATACAGTAATATTAACTAAACACATTGCACGTGAAATTACGACAAAAGAACAGGAGTTTGTGAAAAAACTTCTTATCAAAAGACCTAAAGTAAAGGATTGTATTAAAGAAAGAGATGTGTCACAACTGGTGAAATTAACGAATGATATAGGTAGTCTCGAGATTGAAGGTTTTATTAAAGTGCTTGTAAGAACTGACGTACAATTTGCTAATGAATATCTCAGTGCGGTTATAAATTTAAATGAAGATCTATTTTTAGCAGAGTTGGTTATCAATAAAATAATTACTGATACTAATATATCACGGTTTATGATAACTGATTGCTTAATTGATGAATTAGAACTAGACCTATCAGATTATTTGAATAACGAACGTATATCCGCTAAACTTCCGTATATTTTAGGTATAGTAGAGTCTTATATTAATACAATAAAAGTAAAAGTGAGACCAGGTATAAGTTCTGATAGAGTCAAGCTCGGTATAAAGGACAGTCTTAGCCGACGTGATTCAACGGTACAAAATATAATTATAACTATGAAATAAGGTAAATATCCTAAATTGAATAATTTAGTAAAAGCTACAACAAGCAATAAGGAATTGAATGAACTTGAGTTAAATTCAATTAAGGACTTACTTAGACTTTTTCCTAAACTTTATACACTGTGTTATTGACAAATTAATAATAAAAAATAGTTTGAATGATATATCAAATGAAACTATAATAAAATGTTATAAACAGCAAAACACATCAATAAAGGAAATAATAAGAGTATAACGAAAGAATAATGAAAATAACTAAATTAACAGAATCATTAAGCTATGAAGAAATGAGAAAAATAATAGACTTAAATTATACAGCTAAAGAAATATTGGACTTAGCTAAAGAGACTCTTAATGATAAAGAAGAAAAAGATAAGTTAAAAATAGAAGATGCATATGCAATACTATTTAACTATGAGCAGTATCAAAATATTGATGACTTTAGAAAGTTAAAGGAACTGTTAAATGCAGATTAAGGGTTTGGTTGATAAAATAGACAGCAGGATAAAAGATGCTGTTGTTAGTTGGATGTATAGGGTAGGTTTCAATAAGGTTAAGGACTATTTGAAGAGTAAAGATGCTGAAGCTTTGTGCCGTTTAATGTCCTCTCGACCGAGAGAAGATCATGTGAGACTGTGTAGTTACATGGTACAGTTACTTGTATCTGTAGGTGATTTCCAATTTGCAACCTCACTATTAGAATATCAGTTAAATCATTTCTTAACCCATAACATTGAGAATCTATATTTAGAAGAGATTACAGTTAAATCTAAGGACATATATCATATTACTAAGTGTCATTTCAATAAATTTTATGAAACTAAATTACTTAATTCTTGTCTCATGCAGAACTCAACTATTGATAAATTTATAGTAGACATCAATAATAAAATGAGGGATGATGAAATTATTGATTATTATAGAAGGCAATACCAAATAACAATTAAAAGTATTGAACGTGCTTAAAAAGGGAAAAAAATGATTCATATATTTAGTGAAAATGGTTCACCAAGTGAGGTAATGAAAGCAAGTTTTAGGAAAGCATTGTCTGTAATGAATTTAGACTCATTTAAGAGATCGATGTACAATGAAGATGCTAATCAGTTAGTAGATTGGTATTTTGATAACAAAACACAACTTTCCGCAGACCTTCAACTCTTTTTTATACCTTATTTAATATATTTATTATCTTCCGTTAATCCAATACTGGCAGGTAATTTTTTAAGTAAATATGTAAAAAGAGGTAATGTTAAAAGTATAATGTTAGAAAATTTAGTGCTATTGAAATTTGAGGACTACATAGGTGTGGACATATACTTTTTATCAGATTGTCTGATAGAAGAATTTAGTATGCTGTCAAATAATGTAGATAATTATAACTTTAAGAATTGTCATATTAAAAAACTAGAAGTAGATGAAGATTGGGATACTGATGATATTGTAGATCATTTTAAAGCATTAGGTACGACAATTGATGAAATAATAGAAATTTAAGGACATAGTTATGATATTAGGTACAATTTCAGGTAGTCAGCGGAGAGTGAGTTTTAAAGACATTAAAGAAATTATGTCTCAATTTCCACAAGTTAGAGAGTATATAAATACAAAAAATTATCAACAGTTATATGAATTAATCGATTCATATGCAATGAACACTTCAGGGAGTTTGCCAATGAATAATCTATGTGCTGATATGCTACTTCTACTAGCTGATATAAGTACAAAGGATGCAAATTTATTTAGTGATTGTGTAATACATAATGAACCGTTTGTTTCTCTGTGGACTTATTTGCACATTGATAAAATTAATTATACTAAATGTGAACACTTTTCTGTTAATATGTTTGAGTGTGAGATTGATGTTGTGGAGATTAAAATTCCTGAGGGAGCAAGTAAAATAAGTCAGCTTGATACAACACATCACAACTACTGGCTGAGTGAATGTACTATTAATGAACTACAAATAATAAATTACAGCAAGGTAATTAATACAAAAACACTTAAGAGCAGAATTTTAAAAATGTTTGAAAAATATAATATCGATGTAACAGTTAATGAAGTTAAAATAATAAATAAATAAGCAATGCACTCTTTATTGAGTGTATTTTTTTTACTTATTTTTGTATATTTATTAATTATTATGTATTTTTATTGAACAGATTGTATACATTTTTGTATACATCGTCTTAAATTGTATACAAAATTAGTTTACCAATAAAATTATTATCTATTTTACACAATTAATTAAACACGCAATTAAATAGCATACAAATCCTTTGTAACCGTTGAAACTTCGTTTGAATTGTGTTGGGATTGTGATAAATATGTAGAAATAGTGAAGATTGTGTGTGTAAAAAAATATATAAAATTCATAATCAGTTCACAGAAAAAATGACTCAAAAATCGTTGATTTCCGTTGAAATTCCAATACTTACCTCAGTTTTTTACAAAAAATCAAAAATCCTGTAAATTAAGAAAAAACTTAAAAATAATTAAAATAATTAGAATAAATCTAATTAAATAATTATATATAGATAATGATTATTAAGAAAGTAATTGTTATCGAGCTTCTAAAAGAAGTAATTCACCTTTTAGAAGTCAAATAACTAGATATGATAGTTTATTAAGGTTAAATTAAATCTTTCTAAATTATCAGTTGGGACTATATATATTATACTTAATAGGTAGTTTGCGTACAATTGAATTGTACACTACTAAAGTAGATACTGTTTTATACATCTGCCTTCCACCTACGGTGGTGGTGAAAACAAGTTTCACCATATCCTTTTTCCTACCTAAAGAATATATATCTAAAGTATTATTTTAGCTAAAGTATCTTATATATAAATTATATATAGGCGAGTTTACCAATAAAATTATTTTTTATTTCTTTTCAATCTATTTTCTCTTATTAGATAAAATCTTATAATTAATTTCAATAAAAATAACTTAAGTGTAAATATTAGTAGAAATAAGTATAAATTATATTATTATGACCTTTTAGAAAGTCCTATATACATAATATATTCATAGACGTCACAGGCTTTGCCAGGTTGACCTAGGTAAAGAGAAAATATATATTAAGTATAAAAGTATACATAATAAAATAAAATGTCTTAAAACGTAAATAAATGCGTTAAGTTAAAATGCACTCAACAACTATTTAAAAATAGAGGTAGAAATGGAACAGTTTACACGATTAGATAATGACTTAGGAGTAATAGCTGAAGTCTTTGAAACTTTGACAGATGATGAGTTTTATAATACACTAGGTAATACAAAAGAAGAGATTTTAGATATTTATAAAGGTATTAAAGAACCTACTAAAATGCAGTTAGAGAATATATATAACTTTGCATATAAGAAAGGTTTAAATTTAAACGAGATCTCATGGCAAGAAGTAGTAGATAGATATAATAAAAGAAAGAATAAGCTAGTATTAGCACATGGTTCAGGGGTAAATATCAAAGGTGATATTAGACTAGATGTATCTGGAGAGAGTAATGATTTTTCTGATGGATTTTATATGGGAGAATCATTAGCACAAGCAGGAATGTTCGTAGCAGATAAACCTAACTCTTCTTTATATGTATTAGTGTTTGATAAGACAGACTTAAAGCCAGCTAAGTTTACTGTTTCAGTTGATTGGATGCTTGCCATATGTTGGTATAGAGATCAGATACCACATTACGCAGATCATCCTAGAATAAAAGCAATACAGGCAAAGGTTGCACAAGCAGACTATGTGTATGCACCTATGGCGGATAATAAGTTATTTGATATTATAGCCTTATTTGCAAGTAATCAAATTACAGACATGCAGTGCTTGTATGCATTAACGGCTACACATTTAGGTTATCAATATGTATTAAAGACACCAAAATGTTTAGAAAATGTAGAGATAAAAGAGCATTTATATTATTGTGCATTAGAGAAAGATAAATATTATAAGATGGGTGTTGATGAAGAAAATACATCTATGTATAAATCATTAATAGCTAGAAGAAAATTTGATGGTATAGGAAGAACTATAGGGGAGTTATTGAGGTAAATAATGATTAACCAACAAGAAGCAATTAGAAGAACAAGAGAAAGAACAAAGAGAAGCAAGCTATCACCATTTCTAGGAGATGCGGCTGAAGGGATTCAAGAGTTTAATTACTCAACAGCAGATAATTCCTCAAGTGCAGATGTTAGTGGAATGGGAGAAAGTTTAGCATCAAGTAGCCTTACTCTACAATTATTTGAAGCAATTCAGGAATTTTACGAGGAGCATAATATTTTAGAAGATTATGACTTAGTTGATATTGATATGGAGAGTGAGGGTGGATATACAGAGATTACTATTTCGACTAATCTACAACCAGACTATCTATCAAAATTAGAGAAGTATTTACTTGAGACAGTATTGTATAAGATTGATAGAGATTTATATTTTGATACAGATGGTAACGGTACATTAACAACAAGAGTATTAGAGCCTCAAACATTAACCGAAGCAATTCAGAACGCAGATAAGAGAGCATGGTTAAAGAACGGAAAGCAATATCAGTTAGAGGAACAATATAATTTAATTAAAGAAAGTCTGTCATCAGAGGATAAGAGAGCATTACAACAGTTTATTGAAAATACGGATGATGCTAGACAGATTGAGATTTATTTGAAAGGACTAGTACATAAGAATGACAGATAAGACTAATTCAGCAGTAGCAGATATGATTATTTCTGCAATCAACACAAAGTATGAGCATATTAGAGAATTAAATAGCATTGTGACCACACTTGAGGAGTGCGGTAGGTCAGAGTTTGTAGGACTAATTAAAGAAATACTAGAGAACGAGCATAAAATGATAGGACAGCTACAGGAGACTGTAAAGGAAGTATCTCCAGAAGCAGAAGAAGTAGAGGTAGGTAAAGAAGAAGTTGAAGATTCACTCAATGAGAACTTCGACAATGTGCCTGATGATCTAGAAACAGTTGTTGATATTCCTATGAGAACTCATAATGATGACCATGATAAGTTTAAGAAAGATTATGAAGATGCTATGGAAGCCAACAGGGAAACAGCAGACGTAAAAACAGAGACAGAAATGCCAAAGAGCCCTGAACTAAAAAAGATGAAATTAGTTGAGAGCGCCTTTGATTCCTATGCATATGTAGACTCAATAAATGCATTTGATGCAGGTCAAGAATATAGAGAGACAGTAGGTTCTGCACATGCGGTGGGAGCAATTGCACAATGCATGGACTCTAGTCAGCTACATGATTTTGTAGAAACTTTAATTGATATATATGATTTATCAGATGATTATGATGATGATTATGAGCAGTTAGGTGAAATTATTCAGTTAGTTGGTGCAAGGGATATCTATGATGAGCTTGTTGACTACCTATCAAGCAATGAACTAGCGGATTATCTGTCACATATCTTTAGAATGGAAGATTTTCAGTCAGACTATATGGCATAAAGGAATGTCTTATGAAAGATAAATACAATCATTTTTATGGTGAATATTTTAATTACTATAATGAGTATTTATGGGAATTAAGGAATAAAGGATATCTACAGGAAGTATCAAAAAAAGATACTAAGTGGCGAGAAGAGCGAAAAAAACCTACTCTTGCACCTAATCCTATGACAGAATATCCTAAAGATTTAAAGGAATAATAAATGAGTTTTCTAATATACAATTTAAAGAATGAAAAATTAAACTCAAGTGAATTAAGAAGATTATTAAATTTTTGTGCGGATAATTATGCAGGTGTGTTAGCAAAAGACACACCTGTTAAACTTTATCCAGACACTAAAGAGTGGGATTTTGGTTCAAATAATAACCTTAACTTTATTGGTGAGGGTATTTTATTTAATTATCAAGGCACAAGAAATAAGGAAGTATTAGCTAATAATGAATTAGCAGTACTAGAGGTAAATACTGATACAAAGTTATTTAACATTCTTTCAGAAGAAGCAGATCATAATATTAGTTTTAAAAAGGTACAATGTACTGCTATTGTAAAAGAAGAGGTTAAAAAGGATGAAGTAATTATTGGATATGATTACTCATTAACGATTGATGGTAAAAAATATGACTATAGAGCAAATGCACTATTAGTTGACAATAATATATTCTATATTCCTCTAGTACTTAATAATAACGGAACACTAGAGTTATTATTACAGAATAGAGATAAATCATCTTTAGAAAGCTTTTTAACTGCTGATAGTTATGCAAAGCTAAAGAAATATATGGAAGAGACCTTTGTGTGGAGAGTGGGTGGAGAAGAAAAGGGTAATGTTGGTGATCTAAACATTACTGATGATACTATCACAAATACTAAAGGTAACAACTCTATTAATATAAATATAAGAAAATTTAGATTACCTAGTTTAGTAGAGGACACAAGCAGTAAAGTGGAAGTGCTTGTAAGAGGTGCTAATGATACTTTGGGTACTCGGATTGCTTTGCCAATTGAAAATGGTGGAACTAATGCAACAACAAAACAGGTAGCTAAATTTAATTTAGGATTTCAGTATGGAACACAAGATCCTGGTCATGGGTTTGTAGGCACTCCACAAGAAGGAGATATCTATTTTAAGATATTAGAGGATTAATAAATGTTTAGCGGTTCAAATTATGTAGCAACAGACTACTATAGACAACAAGGACAACAATTCTCATGGACCTCTTCTTATGATTATAATAGACGAGTAGCTACAGTGTATTGGAACATGACTACTATTAGCAGTGATAATGCAAGACCACCAACGTATAACGTGTGTCACGGTACTCAAACCTTGCAACTGAGAGTGGGTTGGGGTTCATGGTGGACACCTGTAGCAACTCCTGCCTCATATTGGAGTAGTAACGGAACGGTATACAGAGGTTTCACAGATTCAGGTTCATGGTTAGATAGAAATAGAAATGGTAGAACATTTTTCGACACCAACGGAAACTATACTGGTATTAGAAGATGGGTAAATATATTAGGTACTAAATGGGCAAGTGGTTCTTTTGAAGTACCTTTTAATGCAGACGGAACAGCAAGTTTTGAGGTTTACGGTAATTTTGCATGGTATAATACTACTAGAAGAACTTTCCAAATTAGGTTTTATTTACAATCTATTGCACCTGCAAAATATACTATCAAGTATGACTTAAACAAACAAGATAAGAAGTTAATAAATTTAACAGGTGAGATTGCAAACGGAACAAAAGAGTATAATAAGGCATACACAATTAGTTCAGTTAAACCTGATTCTTCTTCATATGAGTTTGTAGGTTGGGATGTAGATAGAAATGCAACTGTCGGAAAATATCAAGCTGGAAGTCAATTAGATGCAAATATAAATCAAGATACTACACTCTATGCAATTTGGAAACCAAAAGAGTTTGAGTATGAGTATGTATTTAATGGTGGAAGAACAGAAGAAGATTTAGATGAGATAAAAGAACTTATAGTTATTGGTAAAGATAATTCTCAAGTAAGAATTAAATCTTTAAGAAAAAATGTATTTAAGATACCATTTGGGACAAAGATTGTTAATCCTAATAAACTAAAAAGAGACGGATATCATTCATTAGGTTGGAGATATGACGGAGTTACCTATTCTGGTTCTGATCATATTGAGTTAGAATATTTATATAATGTAAAAGTGTATGCTCAATTTGAAGCTACGTCAGATAATACAATAGAATTATATGATAGTATTACTGGTAAACTAATTGGTATTGTACAAAATATCACATATGCAGATGACTTTGATTTAACCAATATACCTAATGAGAAATTACCTTATATTAGCGGTGATTTTAGAGTAGGTAATTATTTAGAAAAAGGGTATAGATTAGAGGGTTGGAGTTTCAAGCAACAAAAGCCTTTTACTTTAGCAGATACTTTAGGCGATATTTATATAAAACCAGGTTTACCAATAAATAAAGAAGATTATTTAAATAATAAGTATTGGGGCTTAACAAAATCAACTGTAGATTATTTTAAGCCATATACTAAAAATGAACCAAGTGATGTTGTATATAATGGTTGTACTATAGACGGTAAGAAAGAATATAGAAAAGTAATAAAATTATATTCAGTATTAACTTATATATCAACTTCATATGTTTATACAAATAACGCATGGAAATTGACGTTACCATATGTCTATACAAATGGACAATGGAAAATATCAATGTCAAATGTAAGAACAGCAGATAAATGGAAAATATAAAAGGTGTTAATAATTTAGAATTACTTCAAGACTTAACAGAAGAAGAGAAGCAAGAAGTATTAAAAATATTACAGGAAGTAACAGAAGAAGGGAAATCTAATACATATAATGAGTTATTAGAAAAAGACTATGATGAAATTCCTGTAAATATAGAAACATTTTTAAAAGATAAAAGATATTTAGGTAAGGGTCTCGTCAATGAAGAGGGGACCTTTACTGTATATCGTTATTGGCAGAAAACTTTAAAAGAGATATTTCCTGACCCATTAAAGCCTGCAACATGCAATATTTTAGCACTTTCAGGTGGAATAGGTCTTGGAAAATCTTTTATGGCGGTACTTTGCGGACTTTATGAACTTTATAGAATGTTATGTTTAAAGAATCCGTATGTATATTATGGACTACAGCCGATAGATAAAATAACTTTTGCATTTATGAATATCACTTTAGATGCATCTAAAGGTGTCGCATGGGATAAAATGCAACAGCTATTACAGAGTTCTGATTGGTTCATGGAGAAGGGAACAGTCACAGGAACAGTAAATCAAGAGTGGCATCCACCTAAAGGAATAGAGCTTATAGCAGGTTCTTTAAGTAGACACATAATCGGTCGAGCTGTATTTTTTTGCTTCCAGGATGAGGTCAGCTTCCGAAATAATCAAGACGTAGAAAAACAAAAAGAACAAGCTAAAGCATTAGTAAATACTGCGTTAGCCCGTATGCAGTCAAGATTCATGAAAGGTGAAGTTAATCCAACATTAATGGTACTAGCTTCATCTAAAAGAACAGAGCAGTCATACATGGAAACCTTTATCAAGCAAAAGCAAGAGAATGATTTAGGAACAACAAAGATTGTAGATGAACCGCAATGGGTAATCAGAGAAGATAAAGACAGTCCAATAAAATTTAAAGTAGCAGTTGGTAATAAATTCTTATCATCTGAAGTAGTTCCCTTAGATGTAACAGAAAAAGAATTACAGATATATAGAGATAGAGGATATACATTAATAGATGTTCCTATGGGATATTATGAGAACTTTATTGATGATATAGATATAGCATTAACAGATATAGCGGGAATAAGTACATCAAGTAGTAGTAGGTATTTCTCTGGACCAAGAATAGCGAAAGTAAGATCAGACGAAATACAAAATGCTTTTATACGAGATGTTATTGAAGTAGGAAATAACCCTGAAGATACTACACAGTACATAGATTATTTCGATATAGATAGAATAGATAAGAGTTTATTAAATAAACCATTATACATTCATATGGATATGTCTATAAGCGGAGATAAAACAGGTATCTGTGGTACATGGATATTAGGAAAGAAACCAAGTACAGATGAAAAGAACATGTCTAAAGACCTATTATACAGACCTGCATTTTGTGTATCGGTAAAAGCACCGAAAGGGTTTCAGATTAGTTTTGAAAAGAACAGAAATTTTATATATCAACTAAAAGAATTAGGCTTTAATATAAAGGGAGTAAGCTCAGATACTTTTCAGAGTGCTGATACTTTACAGCAATTACAAGCACACGGATTTAACACAACAATTATATCAGTAGATAGGGTTGATACAGATAGAATATGTAAACCTTATCAAATGTTAAGAAGTGTTATCTATGAAGAAAGAATACAGCTATTTAATAATAAATTATTAGTAGAAGAGCTTATAGGACTAGAAAGAAATAATAATACTGGTAAACTTGATCATACTAGTTCTGGTATCAATTCAAAAGACTCGTGCGACTCTTTGTGTGGCAGTGTTTGGAACGCTAGTCAGCATGCTGAGGAATTTGACTTTGAGTATGGAGATACTTTAGAAGCACTTATTGATATATCATCAATGCCAAGCACAGTTCTTGAGTCAGATGCACAACAAATGACTGTAAGTTTTGAGGAAGAATTAATGAGAGTTTCTAATGAATTTAGAGCAGATGTTGTAAATAAAACAGAAGAAGAAAATAATACAAATAATTCCGTATCTGATGATTTTTTCATTTACGAGGGAATAATAATATAGGGTGGTAAATGAGTAAGACGAAGAATAATAAAAATACAAAATACACACCAAGGCCAGTTCCAGAAAGAAATATAGGAATTGATTATACTGATGAGTTTTGGGAACTGATGGGTGAGGCAGTACAGTCCTCGCAAGTTGATATATCTTCTATAAATGCATTAAGTAATCTAGCACAAAACAGGGAGTCACTATATCAAACACTAGATACAATGGCACAAGATCCTGTAATTTCTGCTATGCTTGAAATATATACAGAAGATGCCACGGAAACAAATGAGAACGGTCAAATTGTTTGGGTAGAAGCTGAAGAATCCGAGGTAACTGCATATGTTGAGTTCTTACTTGATAGTTTAAGGATTGATAAACATATCTATAAATGGATGTACTCACTTGTAAAATATGGTGATGTATACTTAAAGCTATTTAGAGAATCAGACTTTGAAGATGACTTACTGTCTAATAAAGAAAGAACTAAATTAAATGAAAAGTTTGATAAGCTAGAAGTAGGGTCAGAGGATAAAGAAGTACAAAAGCTAGAAGAGGCTAGAATAGTAGCTTATAGCAATGATGATAGGCTAGTTAATTACATTGATATTGTACCTAATCCTGCTGAAATGTTTGAGCTTACTAAATTTGGTAAGAGCTATGCATATGTAAAAGCAAACAATTTACCTACAATGCAAGGCGATCCTATGAACGCTTTCAATCTTACTCAATTATATAAATTTAGAAGAAGAGATGTTTTAGTATATAATGCAGTAAGTCACGTACATGGAGCATTAGAGGATAATGCTTCAAGAACTCCAGAGCAAATTCAGATATTCTTAAATGATAAAGATGAAATAACAGCACAAGAAGCCACTATTTATACAGTAAGGAGAGGTCAATCAATCCTTGCATCTATGTATAAAAAGTGGAGACAGATAATGCTATTAGAATCTTCTTTACTTCTAAACAGATTGACAAAGAGTTCATTGGTAAGGGTAATTGAAGTAGAAACAGCAGATCTACCGAAGGAACAAGTTAAGCCTTACTTAATGAGAATTAAGACTATGTTAGAGCAGAAGGCTTCACTTAACATAGATGGTAATATGTCTGAATATACAAACCCAGGTCCTATGGAGAATAATGTTTATGTTCCAACACATCAAGGTGTAGGAGCAATCAATATCCAGCAACTGGGCGGTGATGTAAACATAAAAGATATTGCAGATATTGACTATTTTAAAAATGGATTTTATGCGGCATCAAGAATACCTAAACAATTTTTAGGTGATACAGATGATGCTACAGGTTTTAACGGTGGTACATCATTAAGTATTGTGTCATCTAGGTATGCAAAGACTATAAAGAGAATACAGTCAGTTATGGTTCAAACCTTAACAGATGCTATTAATATTCTGTTATTAGACAGAGGACTTGATAGATATGTTAATCAGTTTACATTACGAATGCAAGAACCAGTTTCACAGGAAGAGTTAGATAAGAGAGAGGCTAGAATTTCAGAGATTGGTATTGTAAGAGATGTAATGGACTTAATTAGTGACGTTGAGGATGAATCTGTTAAGTTTAAGATTTTAAAGTCAATGCTATCTTCAGCAATAAATAATACAGAGGTATTAGATTATATCCAAGATGAGATAGATAAGATGGTGAAACAAGAGTCAGAAGATAGTGATTTTGGAAAATCTGATGATTCTGATATAGATTCAATACTAGATGAAAGAGAAGATAGTCCATCACCTGATACATCTTTAGGTGATTTATTCGGAGATGACGATAATACAGAAATATCAACTTCCGCAGACGAAGATGATTCACTACCAACACCTGCTGAATTAGGTGCAGGTGATATGTCAGACAATTAAATAAAATATATCAGTTGATTGTATCAAAGAGAGGTGTTTTAGATAATGAGTACAATTAGTAAGAAAGAATGTTTAAATTTATTATTTGAATTAAGAGATAAGGGTATAGATTGTGATGATGTAATAACACAAACATTAAGCACAATAGACCCACCTTTATCAGTAATTAAATTTATTAACGATCATAGAGAACTAAATATTAGAAAATTCTATGAGAAGTTAAGGAAGTCATATAATAATAAATCAAGTAAGTTATATATAAACATAGTAAAAGAAGATAAACTAGAGCCAGAAGAGATTGCAACGTGCCTTGGTGCATTACTGCAACAAATACTCTTATTTAACAAAGATTTAAAGAGTACCAGTTTTCTGGAGTCCTCAAGGTCAGTAGAAATATCTAAATGTTTACTGCATTATCTAAAGACACAAGATACGATTCCATGCAGAAAAATACTAGCATTAGTAAAAGCAGATTTAAAAACTTTAGAAGAAATCTCTAAAAAATAAAAATATCTTGTAAATATAAATAGAAAGTGAAGCTATGCTCAGATGAAAATCAATCATCTTTTGGTTAGTCTGCTACTATTGCTTCACAAGTCTAAGTCTTAAGAAATTTTGACTACGTTAATTAAGTTATGACACCTTCAGTTGTCGCCTCAGACTGTTGCAACTGTCTACTAGTTTTAAGTTGAGAGGATAGCATTGAGTTCCTGTGAGCTAGTTGTAAAAAGTTTAGTTAACATTGACGAGAGGAAGTCCAAATCTCATGTTGGTCATAGACATGAAATAGGCACTACAGTTTAGAATTGGCTGTCTTATAGAGTAAACAATTCTAAAAAATGCGAAAGGAATCAAAACCAGGTGTTTGTATATGTAATATCAAAAGATGGACAACCACTTATGCCAACTTCTCGTTTTGGCAAGGTTCGCAGATTACTGAGAGATAAGAAAGCTAAAGTAGTAAGAAGTTGTCCGTTTACAATTAAGTTACTTTATGAGCATGAGAGCTTAATTGTACAAGAAGTTGTTTTAGGACAAGATACAGGTTCAAAACATGTTGGTACGGCGTGTGTTGCTAATGACAAAGTACTATATCAGTCAGAAGTTACTCTGAGAGATGATATTAAGAAAAAGATTGATAATCGCAGAATCTTTAGAAGAAATCGTAGGCAGAGAAAAGCTAGATATAGAAAACCAAGATTTCTGAACAGAGCTAATTCGACGTTTGATTTCTGAAAAAGTAAAACATTGGGGATATCAAAAAGGTTTTGATTATAGTTACTCATCTAGAAGAGAGGCAGTTCTTCACAGAGATAGTTATACTTGTCAATGTTGTGGTAAGAAACGTACAAGACTTGAAGTTCATCATATCATTTATCGTTCTATGGGTGGTACTGATGATGAAAGAAATTTAATTACGTTATGTGAGAAGTGTCATAGTGATGTTCATGCTGGTAAATTAGTTATTACTAAAAAGCCTAGGAAACTAAATCTCAAGCACGCCACACATATGAGTATAATTAGAAGTCAACTACTTAGAGTATATCCACACGCAATAGAGACGTTTGGCTTTGTAACTAAAGAGAATAGAAATAATCTCAATTTACAAAAGGATCACTGTATTGATGCTTGTGTAATTGCAAGTGGTGGTAAAGAATTTAAACTTAATAATATTATTTATCAAAAAAGAAGAGTTGCTAAAGGAGATTATCAGCTAACTAAAGGTTCTAGAGGTCAACAAAAAATACCAGTTGGTAAAATTCAAGGATTTAGAAAACTTGACAAGGTAAAATATTTTAATGAAGAATATTTTATCAGAGGTAGAATGAGTACTGGTTTTGCAATTCTTAGTGATATATTTAATAACAAGATAGATTTTAGCCATATGTCAAAAGGTTGGAAGATACCCAAACTGTCAAATTTTGAAAGAATATCAGCTAGGAGTAGTTGCCTGTGTATAAGTCAAAAAATCAGTCAAAGTACAGTTTAGAGGTTAATAAATTAAAGAATAGAGGTGATATCTTATGGCAACAGTATATGTAGAACCTAGAGAAGGTGAGACAAGAGCTGGTGCAACTGAAAGAGCAATCAAGAAATTTAGAAAAAAGGTTGCTAAAGAAGGAATCTTGCAAGAAGTTTATAGAAGAACTTATTATAAGAGTAAAGGACAGATTGCAAGACAGAAAAAGAAAGAAGCTAAAAGAAGAGCTTACATCAAAAAGATGAGAGATGAAGCTAAAGAAAGAGAATTTTAGGAATTTAACACATAGTAATGAGAAATTTAACAGAAAGTGATAAGCTAAAATTTCAGAGAATATCTCCTGAAGAAAGAGAGAAAAAGGGAATACTAGGTAGACTCTACGGACCTTGTGCAGACGTAATTAATGCTACAAGGAATGGTAGAAAATACGGAGAAGAATTATGGAGTAAGGTATTCTCATCTCCAATTGTAAAAGAACAATATGAGGCAGGTGGTATTTTTGGAGAGTTAAATCATCCTGACTATGAAGAAGTTGCAATTGAGAAGATTGCAATAGTAATGCCTGAGCCACCTGCTAAAGGTCCAGATGGATTATTATATGGGTATTGGGATATTTTAGATACTCCATGTGGTAGAATACTAAAAACACTTTGTGACTATGGCTATAAAGTAGGAATTAGCACAAGAGGTTCAGGAGAGGTTACTTCTGATTTTTTAGGTAATGAAGAAGTTGACCCAGACACATATAATTTAAGTGCATTAGATATTGTAAGTATTCCTGCTGTAAAGGCGGCTAGACTACAGTATGTAACTGAGTCACTCAATAAGACTAGATACAATGTAACCTTAAGGGAAAAGTTAACAGAGTCCATTAATAAAGAGACAGTAGAGAACCAAAAGATTGTAAAAGAGTCATTAACTACTCTAGGAATTAACCTTGATGAAGCACAAGAGAATAAGGCAACACCTTATAGTGTAATGTGCAAAACATATAAGAATAATAGAGTATTTAAAGACAGAGAAAAGCAATCAGCAGAGATACAAGACTCAATAGATTGGCTAGAGAATAATAATAAGAAACATGATCTGTATCAACATAAATCTGATAACGGTTGTACATTATTCTATGAAGAGCTAAGACTAATGGATACTACTATAGAGTCTCCAGTAGCAGATTGGAGAGATCTTAAAGTAGGAGATAAAATTAAACTAGTTAGTAGTCTCTTTGAATTCAAGTCAGATGAACTCCAAGAAGTTACAGGTGTAACAAGTGATTATGTAGAAGTTTTCCCAGTAGAGCTTGAAGAAAAAAGAACAGGACAAAGATTTAATGATTCTAATTGGGAAAATGTAAAGGTAATAGAGAACATAAATAGTGCAGTTGATAATAACAAGGCAGTATTGGACGAGTTACAAGAACAACTAGCGACAAATAAGAAATTAGAACAAATGGTAATTAATCTGCAAGAACAATTATCAGTTAGCTATGCTAAAGAAAATAGTTTATCAGAGAAGTTATCAAAGGCAGAAAAGTCTGTAACAAGACTTGCTGAAACAACTAAGAGTAATAAAGCACTAGTTGGGAAAGTAGCAAAATTAAATTCTTTAGTAGAACAACTTAACACAGAGAAAACGGCAAGCTATAAGCAGTTGAATGAATCTGTATCAAATAAGGATGCACTACAAAAAGAACTATCTAGTAAAGATACTAGAATTGCGAAACTGTCAGAGCAATTAAAAGAAAAGACAGATGAACATACAAAACTAACTAACTCCATAGAAGACATGGAAAATAAGCAGAGTGCATTAAAGGAAAGTTATGCTAATAAACTTAAGAAGTCTAATGCATTAGTAGAAAAATATCAGAGAATAGCCAAAAATGCTGTCAACCATTATATTGAGAGTAAGGCTGTTTCTCTAGGAGTAAAAGCACAGGAAATTAAGAATAGATTACCTGAAAGCTATAGCTTCAATGATATTGATACTGTGTGTGAGAGCTTAAAGAAATATAGCATTAATTTAAACAACTTACCTTTTAGCACACAACTAAATGAATCTGTAAGCGTTTCGGCTAAAAATATCGATAATGATATGTTAGTTCCAAGAAACGTGGAAGATGATATAACAGAAATGGATATGAAACTAGCTGAAATGTTTAGATAAAGATTCATATAATTATTTTATGAATTAAAGGAAATTATAAACATAATGGCAAACATTTTACTAGAAAAGTATTCAAAGAAAATTGCACTTGCAGAGAGTGTATACGGAAAGATGCATAACGGTGAGCGTATGGATAACATGCGTAAAATTACTATTGATTTGCAGTAGCTGTAGCTAGTAATAGCTATGGGAAGTTATAAAAATAAGTATAATGAAAACCATGTGAATTTCTGGGAACTCTAAACACGTAGTGGTGTAGACAATCAGAAGCGAAGCTGTCATAATGACAGAACGTCCAGAGACTATCGAAAACATATCTAGGAAGAAACACCCTAGAGAAGAAGTGAGTAGAGTAAGACTTAAGTAAGTTTGAAGTGCATGGCAACTATTAAAGGATAAAACAATAATAGTTGATGATATAGTCCTAACTTAATAGAAATATTAAGAGTACAAAAGAAACGATTGTACGTAAACTAATTGTGCAAAATGTCTCGACAACACTGCAAAATTCTTAAACGAGGCATTTGATGCATCTATGGGAACACAGAGAGCGGCAATGGGAGATTATAAGAAATTCTGCCTGGCATTAACCAATGTAGGATTACCAAACCTTATCGCATTTGATCTCGTTGCTACATCCCCAATGTCAAGTATGTATGGAAACATTGCATATGTAGAATACGTGAAGGGAACAACCAAAGGTCAGTCAAAAGCAGGAGATATGACTAACAGCGTTTACCAGTTAGGTGACGTAGACGAAAATTACACAGGTGAAGCAGTTGTAGAGACTGTAGCAACCGCAGGAAAGGTAGAGCCAGCATTTGGACCTATCGTAAAGGGTGCATTCACTAACCCAGCAGACAAGAAGCAGTATGATGCTAAGTTAATTGCTGATGGTTCTGGAACTGTAACTTACGTTAACGTAGGAACAGACGGTAAGATTGATGCTGTTAAGGGAAGAATGGCATACAAGTATAATAATGTACAAATTCCACAGGAAACTCTCCCAACACTCAAAGCAGAGCTAAAGAATATTGGACTAGTTGCTAAAGCAAGAAGAATCTCGGTTTACTATTAAAAGGCAGTAGCCTAGCTAATATAAACAATCAATAAATATAATGAGTACAAAAGGAAATAATAAATCTAAAAAACTTAAATACTATACAAACGGTGTGAAAACAATAAGACTTAAGCCAACTGATGAGGTACCTGAAGGGTTCTATTCGGGCACTCATTGGAAAAAGGTTCCGTGGAATAAGGGACTAACCAAAGAAACTGATGAACGAGTTGCAAAATATGTAAACGCAAGATGTGAAACCATGAAAGATCGTCATATTATTCCGTGGAACAAAGGGTTGACAAAGGAAGATCCTAGAGTTTTACGAAACACTACAAAGTCAGCACAGACTATTTTAGAGCGATACGGTGTCTCTAATATGGGTGCATTAAACCCAAACCCAGTATGGAATAAAGGACTAACTAAAGAGACCGATGAGCGGATGCGAAAAGCTAGTGAAAACCATAAAGGGTGTGGAAGTTGGTGTAAAGGGTTAAAAATTAAAGGTCACCCACAAACAGAGGAGACAAAAAAGAAAATAAGTAAGGCACACCAATCATTAGAATTAAAACAACGTAGATATAACACTATGAAAAAGAATAATAGCTGGGGTAAGACAGTTAATTCTAAAGCAGAGCGTGTTGTATACGAGCGTTTAGTCAAAAAATATGGCGAGGAAAATATTATACAGCAATATTTTGACAAATTAAGATATCCATATAGGTGTGATTTTTATGTAAAGACAGAAGATTTATTTATAGAAGTAAATGCACACTGGACTCATGGAGAAGAGCCATTTGATAGCACCAAAAGTGAGCATCAAGATTTATTATTTAAATGGAAAAGTAAAGATTCAAAGTATTATGAAAATGCAATATATGTTTGGACTGATTTAGACGTCAGAAAACAAAAATGTGCAAAAGATAATAATTTAAATTACTTAGCATTATATAACAGTGATTTAATAAATAGCTAGTGAATAACCACGTGAATTTCTGGAAAATCTAAACAGGTAAAGCTGTAGACAATCAGAAGCCAAGTCACTTCACAAGAAGTGAAAGGTTCAGAGACTATCGAAAGTATAGTATGTGAGAAAAACACATATGAATAAGCAAGTAGAGTAGAGTTCGAGTGAACTCGAAGTGCGTGGTATCTATTAAAGGATAAAACAATAATAGATAATGATATAGTCCGAACTTTATAGAAATATAAAGAGTATGTAGTAACGATATATACGTAACATAATTGAGCCAGATTGCACAGTTCCAGGCCAAGACGGATTACGGTTTTGACCTCGCTGATGGATTGGCAGAACAGGCCGTAGGACAATTATCCTACGAGATCGACACAGAGATCGTAAATATGCTTAAAGAAGCGGCTCCAACAGCAACTGGAATCACAAACTTTAGCAAGACACTTCCTTCAGGCGTAAGCATGGCAGATCACTATGCATCATTTGCGGCTAAGCTTGAGGAATACAAGATGGCAATTTACTCAGTAACAAAGAAGTTTACTCCTACATTCCTAGTAGTAGCTCCTAATGTTATGCCAGTAGTAAACTTTGTACCAGGATTCTCACCAGCAGGTGTAAGCAACCTTAACGGGCCATACCTAGCAGGTACATTAAATGGACTTAAGGTATTTGTAACACCTAACATTGGAGAGGGTGAGTTCTTCCTCGGTGTAAATAATGGGGCGATGCAGGCAAGTTGCGGAATTTTTGCTCCTTACATGCCAGTTGTCCCAACCCAATTACTCGGATTCGCAGATGGCGGACAGACTCAGGGCTTAACAAGATAATGTATCATACAGCATTATCAATAGGTCACTTATATAGTAATATATAAGCAAAAACACTCTTAATTGCTGGAAAACCTTTAGAGCCTTTTAAACTACAACGTAGATAGCAATATCAAGCGTGAATGTTTTAAAAATTAAAAGGATTAGGCAATCAGCATCCAAGTATCTATGATAAAATAGATAAAGGTTCAACGACTATCCCGTAAGGGAGTAGAGTTCAACGGAACTCGAAACAGAGTGCAACCTAAATAATCAGGTTGAAGATATAGTCTTTACTCATATGAAAGTATGAGGAGAATGAAATGAAGATTGAAGAATTAATAACACTATATTCAAAAGATGACATATATGATATTTATATAGTACAAAATAAGAAATTTACTGAAGCACCTAATATTTTAGGCATATCTTCAAAAGATTTTAGAAAACTATTAAGATACTATCATATAAAGAAAGATTTAAAATTAGCACGTAAAAATAATACTTATAAAAGGACTCATGAGGAGTCTGTTGCTATAGGTGAGAAGAGTGCTTTAACACAACGTACTAATTGGATAAATAAAACAGAAAAAGAAAAGCAAAATTGGAAAATTAAGTGTAAGGAAGTACAACTGAATTTATCCGAAGATACAAAAGCACGAAAGAAAGAATTATTTCAAACATACTGGTACAATCTACCAGAAGAAGAAAAACAAAAGATAAACAATAAAAGAAGTATTGCATGCAAAAAGGTTTGGGAAAATCCAACTACTTTAAAGAAACAAAAAGAAACATATAAAAATAATCGAGCAATAAACGGAACACAAATATGCAGATCTAGTGCGGAACAGCAACTCTACAACACTCTGATTGAACTATACTCAGGGCTAGAATATGATGTAAAAGTAGACGAAAGATACCCATTTTATTGTGATTTTTATATCCCAAGTGAGGATTTATTCATTGAATTAAACGCACATCCTTCTCATGGTAGGATGCCTACAGATTATATGAGTGCAGAAGAAATAGCTAAATACCCTTTAGCGTGGCATGATACGTTCAAGAGACGTGATGTGTTAAAATTTGAAAAAGCAAAAGAAAATAATTTAAATTATATCAGGATTTATCCTCAAGCTTCTTTTTCTGAAAATATGTTATTAAACGAAGAAAAATATAGTGAATTAGTTAAACTTTGTTTGTATTCTCAACATAAGAAATAACGGACTTATGTTAAAAACAATAGGGAGTACAATGTATGATTGCAAGATTCTAAATGCAAGCCTCTTACTACAGGGTAAGATTGTAGCATAATTGAATACTTTGTAAACAATTACAGATTTTATAAGAGCAAGTGGATTTTTCCACTTGCTTTTTTCTTATGCTTAATGTAAAATAGGACTATATTAATAAACGAGGAGTGTTTCTAGTTTGAAAATAAATGAACAAGAACTAGTTAAATATTATAAAAATCATAGTATGAAATCATGTGTGGATAAGTTTAATTTATCCAAATATAAGATAAATAAGATATTACTTGCACATGAAGTTACTTTGCATACATCGGAATATAATAGAAAACTCTATGAATTAGAATATGGCAATGCGTATGCTAATTCAGTTAAACGTAAATTTAATTCTTTAGTTAATTCTATTGATAAAAGTGAGCTAGAAATCTATTATTATGATAATGGTGCAGAAGATACATGTAAGAAATACAATATTACTAGAGGCACTTTAAATAAGCTACTTACTTACTTTAGTATACGCAAACTTACAGGACAAGAGACTAAAGAGATAAATTATATTAAAAAATATGGTTCTTATGAAAAAGGTAAAGAAGTTCAGTACGCAAAAGTAAAAAAGTACTATAATGATAATAAAGGAAGAATTGAAAAGCAGAGGGCACTGACTAATTTAGCTAGGTATGGATCCATATCTCCTTTCGGAAATGCAGACGTTCAAGCTAAAGCAAAGAATACCTTTATAGAAAAATATGGAGTGGATAACCCTTTTAAGAATAAAGAAATACAAGATAGAATACATGTTAATCAAAAGAATAAATATGGTGGTATAGGATGGAGTTCAGATGAGATAAGAACTAAATATAATGAAACTATGCAAGAGCGGTACGGAGTTGAATGGGGTTGTATGACAGATCAATGCAAAGAGGCTAATAGAGGTTCAAACAGTGAAGCTAACCTCGCATTTTTGCAACAAATAAATGAGAAAAACCTGCAATATTCAACTGAATATGTGTTAGATAACTTTAGATATGACTTTAAAGTAGGCAATAGGTTAATAGAAATTAATCCCACAGCAACTCATAATTCCTCTTGGTGTCCTTTTGGTACACATGAGGGTGTAGCCATAGATTATCATTATAACAAATCTAAAGTGGCAAGAGAACATGGTTATCAATGCCTACATGTATGGGATTGGGATGATGTTGATAAAATATTAAGTTTATTAGAGGAAAGACCAACAGTATATGCACGTAAGTGTGAAATTAAGTATGTTACAAATAAGGAAGCTAAAAAGTATATCAATGAATATCATTTACAAGGATATGCTAAAGCTAAAATTAATATTGGATTATACTATGAAAATGAATTAGTTTCAATAATGACTTTTGATAAACCTAGATATAATAAGAAGTATGAATATGAGTTAGTGAGATACTGTGCTAGTTATAATGTTATTGGTGGTGCTGAAAGGTTATTTAAGGACTTTATTAGAGAATATAAGCCTAACTCTATAATAAGCTATTGTGACTTAAGTAAATTCACAGGTAATACCTATGAGAAATTAGGATTTACTGAATTAAGAACAAGTATAGGTAAACATTGGTGTGATTTAAGGGGTACAAGACATATAACCGATAACCTATTAAGACAGCAAGGCTTTGATAGATTATTTAATACTAATTACGGTAAAGGTACATCAAATGAAGAGTTAATTAGGGAACAAGGTTTTTTAGATGTTTATGATGCAGGACAAAGAACATATGTATATACTAAATAAATAAAATTATTACAGTTACCAGCGTAGTTTAAAGATATACAAAGGAGAGAGGTAAATAAATGAAATTAACTGTAGCGGAATTATTTGCAGGTGTTGGGGGATTTAGAGTTGGACTTAATAAAATAAAAGAAATAGATATTAATGGACGAGCAATAGAAGATAATATATGGGACTTTGTGTATGCCAATCAGTTTGAACCATCGACAAAAACACAGCACGCATTTAACTGTTATGTAACTAGATTTGGAAATAAGAGCTGTTCAAATACTGATATAAATAAGGTTAATAAAGCTGATATTCCAGATCATTCTCTGTTGGTAGGTGGCTTTCCTTGTCAGGATTATTCTGTAGCTAGGTCACTCTCCAGTGAAAAAGGTATAGAGGGTAAAAAAGGTGTATTATTTTGGGATATAAGAGACATTATAGTAGCAAAACAATCTCCTTTTATCTTACTTGAAAACGTAGATAGATTATTAAAATCACCTGCATTAAAAAGGGGAAGAGATTTTGCAGTTATGCTTAAAACCTTTAGTGAGTTAGGGTATGATGTGCAGTGGAGAGTTATAAATGCGGGACAGTATTCTATGCCACAAAAGAGAAAAAGAGTCTTTATATTTGCGTACAAAAATTCAACTAAATTTGCAAAGAAAATTAAGCTAGAAGATGTCATACATAACATTTTTAATGTTGCATTTCCAGTGGAACACATAAATAACTTTAGTTGTATTGATTTAAATAAATATGATGATATTTTGAATGTGTCTAATGACTATACTGATGGCAAATTTCTTGAATGTGGAATTATGACTGATGGTAAGGTTATTCATTCAAATATCACTGCGATTGAAGAAGAAAAGTATTCTCTATCTAAAATAATTAAAGAAGCAACACCATTTAATACAGATTTAAACAAGTATATTGTCTCTGATGAAAAAATAGATAGATGGAAATATCTAAAAGGTTCTAAAAAAATTGAAAGAATATCTAGTACAGGATATCCATACATATATAGTGAGGGAGCGATGTCATTCCCAGAAAACATGAGTGAGCCAGCAAGAACTATGCTGACAAGTGAGGGTACTACTAATAGAACATCACATATTATATTTGACGAAGAAATAAAAGAGTATCGCATACTAACTCCAGTTGAGTGTGAATTAATTCAGATGTTTCCTGTAAATTGGACAGATACTATGCCTAATAAGAAGAGATATTTTATGATGGGCAATGCATTGGTTACAGGTGTAGTTTCAAGAATGGAACCTATTATCAGAGAAATAATAAAATCAGAGTAAAAATTATATTTTTTAAATTTTCTATTGCATTTACTCTGAACTTGATATAGTATAGGAGTACACAATATAAAGGAGAGAAAAAAAATGACAGAAGAATTGCAAAACATTATGCCACTTGTTAATGAGATAGTTGATACTGTGCTTCAGCTAGAAAAAGTAGGAATTATGGCAGATAATTTTGAAAAATGTGAGTTAAGAATGTATTTAGATGATATGATGACTTATTATCCTGACAACTATGTAGATACAGAGTTAAACTCTATGATACTTACAAGAATGAATGAGTATTACAATGACAAGGCTGATGAATTATATGAAAAGTTAGAGAGCAGTCTTGATGATGATGCCGTGTTAAATATTGAAGAAGAGATTGATGCACAAGTTCAGTTCATGTTAGATGAGATGTTATAATAAATTGATAATGAGGGGCAGTGATATTATGAAGTTTTTAAGGATGAGGTCAAGATATTTATTATTGCAGAGAGATTCTATTATAGGGGTTTCGTATGAGCCACCTATACGACATGCTATGTCACATTCTGTTTATTTGCACTTGATTACAGGAGAACGACTATCCCTTACAAGTGGAATTATGCCGGACGAAGAGGTGACTGCTTACTACAATGCACTTCTTGAGTTTTTAACAGAAGATAATTTTGAAGGAATTGTTGATTTAGAAGATTTAGTTGAACAGCATTACGGAAGATCAATAGATGTTTCACAGGGACATCTATTTCCAGGTAGTTACGCAGTTTGTAAAGGAGAAAATAATAGACATGATTAAATACAATGAAATGTCAGATGAAAAGCTCTTTCATTATTTATATATGTATGAAAAGAGATTAGCAGTGATAAAGACTTTATTCAGAAAAACAAATAAATGTACTGTTAAGATATCTAATGATGAAGTTGCTAAGGCATTTATTGTTAAACCTGGAGGGTGTGACAGTATTTTTACTGATATAATATCAATTATGTTGAGATATGCTATTGAAGATTATGACAATAATTTAGAAGCTATTTATGAGATAATACGAGAACGTAACCTTGAAGTAGATGAAGATAATTTATGTGATGCAATAGATTTATATATGATAGGAGACTAGTTATGAGACTACTTAGAAGTTTAGTTGTAGATAATACAGTTAATGTTGATCAGATTATATCTATTTATATACAGGATGGAATCAGAATAGAAGGGAAAGATGTTTTACTAGATAACTCAAGTAGTGTCTTAAGTTGTGACTTAACTGATAGTGAAGCAGTTTATCTAGCTTGCTCGGATCCTGACACCATTAGATTTTACAGAGACAGATTAGAAAAAGCTTTGGTTGACTTAAACGGTGATAAAATTATTGATATAGATGATTTAATATAAGAGTAGTGATATAAAGGAGTATTAATATGATTGAATTTCCATTTAAAGAAAATCACGATTATGTGATTAAATATGCTGATGGGTCACTAGACTATGTAACTTACTGTGAACATAGATTTTATTCTAACAAAACATCTGATGTGGTAATTCTTGATATTGTTGAGTATGTAGATGTTGAGGATTTTAAGTTTAAAAAATGCTATGATAACAGTTGGGGAGAACATATTGCTAGATGCAACAAGACAATACATCATGATTATGTTAAGTGGACTGGTAGAAACTATCTTGAACTGTTTGTATTTGTAGAAGGTGATATTTTGAGAGATGAAGAAGATCCAATGACAATAATTAGTTTAAGAGATGGGGTGTCTTTTAAAACTGATATATATTTTGTTAGACACTCAGACACAGATGTTGAAGTAATGTCAGAGGAAGAATTTAATAAAATGTATAATAAGCTATAGTGGGGAAAGGAGAAATAATTATGTATTCAATACCAAAAGTTGACCCAAACATTGATTATAGTAAAGTACGAATTACGCTGGGTCTTGTTAATACTTATAGTATACTCTAGATATTATTGATATCCTAAAACCAATATACAACTTTAAAGCACACTAAAGGAGAACTTCATGGCAAGGAGAAAAAAGGCTAAAGATGGTACGTGGGAAGCATTTATGCAGAAGAAACATAACAAGATAACTAAAGATGAGGCTAACGAGATAATAAAACATCTTGATAGTATCTATTCAGAATTTTATGATAAGTATGAGAGAGAATTAGATAAAGATTTTAGGGATAAGATAGAGGATGATTATATACATGAAGCAGGAAGTATTATCAGAAAGATAAAACAAGTAGCAAGTGACTTTCATGAGTTAAACCCTGGTGTAGCTAGTATTATAGGTTGTGTACAATACAATATGAAGTATACACAGCTAAAACAAGGTAAAGAACAATTCAAATGGAAGTAGTTAGTGAAAAAAGACAGTTTTATAGAAATAATGTAAATATAAAGGAGAGATAAAATGAGTAATAAAGATATTGCTAGAGTATATGTTACAATTATTGCAAGTGTAGTAATGCTATATTTCTATAGGATTATTTTAATGGATATTGTAAGTGAACTTCTATTTATTAGTTCATATGTAGTAGTAATGATTCCACTACACTTGTCAAATATAGAATTGATGAGGAATAACAAGCATATTTGTACTTGTAAAGGAAATGAGAACACAAAGAAGAAAACACAGAGTAGTAATTAGTGTATTAGTAATTTATTCGGTAATTGTTACAGCATTATGTTTTTCAAGATCAAATAATATTGAGAATACGTTTGTGCCTGTAAGCAGTCAAGATATAATAAAGCATGAGCGAATAGTATATGTAACAGATGTAGATACTGAATACGGTAAAATTAAAAAGGGTACAGTAGTTATTATTACTGATACACAAAATGTACATCAACTGGGTAATAATTTAGTAATTAGAAAATAATATGTAAAATATAACAGTACAAGTATTGCACTCTGTACTGTTGTTGTTATATAATAAAGATGCAGATAAAGGACATATAATGAGTACAATTTATGATGCTGTTCAAGATGCTAGAGAATTAGTAGAGAAAGAACTTGAACAAGAAAATACTGAGATTTTAGATGAAGATGCACAAGATGATTTTTTATCTAAAATTGCAGAGAAGGTGGTAAAACATGAAAATCTTTAAAGAGAGCGTAGAAAATAAGTATGCAAGAAATTTTAAAGAAGAGTTTAGGAAGAGAGCATGCTTAAACGAAGATGCAGAAATTACAAGAGATCTTGTATCTAACCCAAGGTATAAGAATACAGTAGTGTCTCTAGCAAATAGCTATGGCACATACTATGAGAACATGGTTGATAGAATTTGTAGAGACGAGAGGAATTAATAGTGAAAGTAACAAAAGCACAGAAGCTAACAGAGGCAGATACTTTACAAGATGTTGCAAATGATTTTCCTGACCTAGATAGACCTGCATTAAAGGATTTACTAGGTAGTGCTAAAAAGATAGCTGATGAGTTACATGCAGAGATTGAGTCGGTATCAGATGAGGAAATGGAAAAAGGTGACATTGAGAAGTCACTTACAAAGATTCTCAATAAAGCATTAAAAATTGAGAAGAAGAGAGACTTACTTAAAGCCGAAGCTGAAGAGTTAGCAGAGAAAGGTGATGAGACACAAGCTACAAGGATAGCAGACCAGGCATCCGATTTAATATCACATGCAAACTTACTAGTAGTAGGTCCAGCAGGAACAGGTAAGACTGCAAGAATTAAACAATGGGCAACTAGAAATAATATCAATCTAGTATCAGTAGATGCAAAGACACTTGATCCATCAGATTTAGGTGGTATGATTGCTAGAAAACTAATGGATGATGGTTCTGCAAGTAACTATGTAACAAAGCTAGGTAATACAGAGTTTGATGTGCTAGATACACCACATTCAGTATTATTCCTTGACGAGTTAAACAGAGCACCTCAAGATGTAACAGGTTCATTATTAACATTAATACAAGAGCATAGAATACCAGACCCTGAGTCTAAAAGTAAGACAAAGATTTTAGGCGGGATGCTATTTACAGTAGCTAGTATCAATCCACCTGATGAAGGAAATAATGTAGATACATTGGATGACGCCACATTAAATAGATTTAAGCAACTTCATATAGACAATAATCCTCAAACATTATTAAGATATATGAAGAAGAAGTATAGAGAAGAGTTATTAAATCTTGAGAAATTCTATGAACAGGGTAAATATGACGAGGAAGAATTTAGAGAAGAGAGACTAGCAATTCTAGGTAGATATGCAATTGCTAAACATTTGCTTTCATCTTCTAACTTCCATTTCGAGGATGTATCAAGTAAGAGTTCAACAAGACCATTAGGAAGTCAAACACCATTCTTAAGTTCAAGATCACTTGATAATTGTCTTGATAACTGTGATGGCACAGCAGATGATTTCCTTGACGAGTATGAGGGTTTCTGCGGTGCACCTACATACTCAATGGTAGAGGGTATTTTAGGTGATTTTGAAGATGTGGATGATAAAGCAAACGCAGTCTTAGATGATGAGATTGAAGATCCATTAGCAGGAAATCAAGATATATATAGCAAGCTGATGGACAAGCTATTTGATGGAGATGTTCCAGCAGAATATCTATAATAAGAGGTAACAAATGAATCAAAAGGAATTAGCAGTAAGAAAATGGCTAATAAGAGATCTACGTAAGAAGAAAAGAGCCACATATGCTAGTATTCTTGAAAACTTTGAACTTGAGCTGACATCAAACCCTTATGATATTGCATATATGCTACCCGGCAAAAATAAGATAGTTATTAATGAAAAAGTAAGTTCAGAGCAAGCTGATGTTCTTGTTAGACATGAAATACTACATGAGTTCTTGAAACATGAACAAAGATTAATGGCACAGCTTGCAGACGAGATGGGTAAAGAAAAAACTAACTTATCACAAAAGGATAAAGATGAAATAAAGAAAATTCTTTACTCAACATCATTATTTAATGTGGCGGGCGATTATGAAATATCTAATAGAGGATATACAGAGAAAGATAAGCAGGTAGTAAGAAAAATTGTATTAGGTGCAAAAGTCTTATCTGGATTAGTAACAGAAGATGAACATCCTGACTGGGTAAACTTATCAGTGGAAGAAATGTATAAACGCTTGAGGGAAGAGGCGAAAAACCAAGAAAAGAAACCAATTCAAGGTTCGCTTGCTAATGGAGTATTTGTTTCAGTTGACGGTAGGAGGTATGGAAAGAAGTAATGCAACATATTCATAAAGGTAGATTTGTTGATGATACCACTTTCGTTGATGAGTTTGGAAATGAATACAATTTACAAGTAAGTAACTTTGGTGGTGATGATAACGATAGTGGCGATAGTGAGTCAGACAATTCCTATAAGAATAATCAAGACAATAGCCAGAACAATAACCGAAACAACAAACAGTCAGATAATAATTCACAATCTAACTCAAATGATAAAGAAAGTCAAGGTGATAATCAGGACGATAATCAGAATGGGGATGGTGATTCTTCACAAGATAATGATGATGACTTAATTGAACCTGAAGTGGGTGCCTTATTTGATGACGTTATGACAGGTAAACAGTATAGATGGAATGGTAATGAATTTGAAGAGGTGTAGATAAATGAAAGTAACAAAACTAAATGAATCTAAATCTGATATCCATCTATATTATGATGAATTTTCGGGAAAAACATATATATTTGATGGTAAGAAATTAAAAGAGATAGATAAATCACCAGATCAGAATAATAGGCCTACAGACGAGGATGAAGAAGCAAGACAGCAAGAGCATGACAGACAGCAAGAAGCTGAAAAGAATGAGGCTGGAGAAGGCACAAAACAGAGACTAGAAGATCCATTTGAAAACGAGACCGAAGAGGAAAGAGCAGAACGTATTAAGAAAACACAAGATATGTTCAAAAATCCTGACATTTTAAAGGATTTAGAGAGTGAAGAAGAGTATACTAAAAATGCAGAAGCCCGCTCAGAGAGAATTAAATCCTCTAACAAGAAAGAAATTAAAAAGTTTGATGGTAATCTAGCTACATTTAAGACTGATTTAGAAAAGCTAATAGCATCTCAAATTAAAAGAGTAAAACAACTTACATGGAAAGCAAGCGACCCTAGATTTGAGGGTACAGGCATGTTTAGAAGAGGTAAGTTAAGAAGAGACTCAATAAAGAAACCTTTACTTATCGTGTATGTAGATCAATCAGGTTCTTGGGGTGATAGTGATATTAGAAAGGCAATGAATGCAGTCTCTGGCTTAAGAGAGTTTGAGAAAAAAGGATTGCTGAAACTAGAAGTAAAATACTTTGCAGATTATGTATCTACATCATCAAATATAAGCGGTTCTACTAGAGCATTACCAGAAATACTAAATGATATCAGAGCAGAACAACAGTATAATCCTTTAATCAATGTAGCGGTATTTACAGACGGGGACTTTGATAGTCAATGTAAATTTGAGGGTCAGTTAAGAATATCTGGTGGTGTTTGGTTTATCTTTAGGGATGGTATTAAAAGTGAGCTATTGTTGAGGTCTCTATCAGGTAAGCAAGCGACAAGAATGTATACTACAGGTGAACTTGAGTAATGACAGAGCAAGAATACATAAATGAGATAAAGCTAAAGTTAACAGGTGATATTCTTGAGACTGAACTATCAGATGATACATACCATAAAATACTACAATCAGCATTGAGGGAAATACAGAGATATATAAATAGTACATATATAATAACAGTTCCGTATAAACCATGTATAGACTTGTCTAATAAAGCAGACACAAATGATATTGAAATAAAAGTAAACTCAATTACATCAGTATTCAGGACAGAGGACTTAACAGGTGGTAGGGGAAATGTAGACGTAGTAAAAGACCCTATGCAAGTTGCACAATGGCAACTACTAAGTGGTATGGGTAATATGTATTATTTCCAACATGCAATAGATAATCTAGGTGCATGGAGTACAATGCAACAGATAAGAAATACAACAAGTACTGATTTACAGTATATTTATGATGAACATACAAATAAGTTGTATATAAATGTAGTACAGGGTACACCACAGAAGATTACAATTGAGTATGTACCGAGATATTCTAATGTAGAAGAGATAACATCTGATTTTTGGATAGATATGCTAATGAGATTATCAGTAGCATTAACCAAAGTAACTTTAGGAAGAATAAGAACGAGATATACACAATCAAATGCATTGTGGACACAAGACGGTGACACTATACTAGCAGAAGGCAATGAGGAATTATCAAATATCAGACAAATGCTAGTAGATAATACAATGTTAATGTATCCAGTAGATTAATATTTAAGGAGAACAAATAAAAGAATGGCTAATTATATAACAGAAGCCTTTAAGAAGTTTGACATGCTAGAGGATTTAGAAGAGTTTGATATCAATGCTGGTTCACTAGAAGATATGAAGTCTTTTATTGATGTTAATGGCGAGGATGACTTCACGAATGACAAAGATATCTTTGACTTAGAAGCACAGGCAGAAGAGGACTTAAAACAGTCTTATTTAGGTAAAGCGGTGCTGAAGTGTAATGTGTGTCAATCATTAATCTTTGAAGATCCAAATGAGCTAACAGAGAATGAGGATGGAATTATCAATATTGATACAGAGTGTCCTTATTGTCTATCTTATGAGGGATATAAGATTATCGGTAAGATTGAGCCATATAACACAGAAGAGCCTAAAATTGAGCCTGAGGTAGAAGTTGAAACAGAAGTTGAACCAATTGAGGAGTCGGTAGATAAAACAGGTACTGATAGATTAATGGGTTCTAAAGAGATCTCAGGTGACAAGAGAGGTAATGGTGTAATTGCTATTACAGGTGATGACGAGAAGCTATTAGGACATAAGCTAGACAAGTCATTACATGAAGAGCTTGAAGATGAGGAAGTAATTGAAGAGAGTCAGGATGCTAGTGCAGTTGAAAAGGACTTATTAGATGAGTCCGCAGGAGATAATCTTTGGGATAAGATTGCAAAAGCAGTAGGCATTGAGAAAGATCTTACCGAAGAAGTAGAGGATAGTGTAGAAGATGAAGAGTCTCTACAAGAGTCCGTAGAGTCAATCAAAGTTGAAACTGATTCAGATGTAATTGACGTAACCCCTCATGAAGATGGCCAGGTAGACGTATCTGTAAAGTCAGATGACTCAAAGCTTGCAGAATTAGATGGATATGACAATGAAATGGTAGCTCCTGCTTCGGAAGAAGATTTTGAGCCTACGAAGATTGATGCAGACGGTGAACCTTTAGAAGATTCGGATGAAGATTTTGATGTGGATGACTTTGACGAAGATTCCTTTAATGAGCTAGGTGAAAGTTATCTTAAGAAATGTTATGAGAATGTAAACAGCTTTAAGACTGTAGGTGTTTCTCAGAAGAATGAATCGCTTATGGTTGAGGGTGTAATTGGATTCTCTAATGGAAATAAGAAGTCAACTACTTTCACATTTAATCCTGTATCATTAAAGGGTAAGAGATTAAAACTTGAGGGATTCAATAAGCAGTTAGCTTCAGGAAATAAGCCATTTAAGGTTAATTGTATATATGACAAAGGCAGAATCATTGCAGAGTCTCTGAACTATAACTACACTGGAAAGAACTCACTAAATGAGTCCATGAAAGTAAGTGGCACAGTAAAGAAGAATAAGAAGAAGTAATAAAAATAATGATGAAGTATGGACAATTATTAGACCCTCAAATAAAAATGCACAGACAATACTTTAGAGAGATGTGCAAATTATTAGGGATATATGTACTATACAGACCTATTATTGAGTGTGACACAAAGAACAAATATACAACCTATGCAGAAATGGATGTTAACTACAAAGAACCTATGTTAATAGGTTGTATATTTGATGAACACCCAACACAGAAAACATTAAGGAAAATGGGTTGGAGTTCAGAGTTACAAGATAATTCCTCGTTCATACATGTTGACTATGACTTACCAGAATTACAAGTAGGTTGCTTGTTTATAATACCAAGTGCCTTAGATGATGCAGTAGGTAGAATATTCAGGGTAGTATCAATGGAAACAGGAATGATATATCCAGCATCTGTAACATGTGAGATAGTTCCTGAATATGTAAATGAGTTTGACACAGTATTTGATTATGATGAATCTGATACATGTATATTAGGTGAGGAAGAACTAGGACCTACTTCAGCACTAACAGAGAATGAGTTGGATTTATTAGGTGAATGAAAATAAGAGTTCCTATAGAGTGTGAGTATTCTTTTGTCCTATTATTAAAAAGAAAGATTGAGAAAGACATGACTAGATACATGAAAACTCAATCATACTTTGATAAATATGTTAAGGATATATTTAAAGTAGATATATCAGTGGAGAAGATCACAAAAGAGTGGATTAAAAGTATAGTAATACTAAAGACACAAGATGATTGGATAATAACTACAGATACTACAAGAATATATCCAAAAACAAGGATAACAGTACACTCACTAATGATGTTCATAGCAAATGGAAATACGCAGATAAGAGGAATATCTTTTATACAATCATATTTCACTCAATTAAAACGAAACATATATAGATATTATATAGTATGGAAAAGAATAGGAGTATTAGTTTAATTTGTCAACATACTTGTATGATAAAGCATTACTTGAGAAAATACAGAATTGGACAAGTACTACTGGACTACATGTATATGGAGTAGATGAGACAAGACAATTATGGGAAACAATGATAGATGATAGTGGTAAAGATGAACCTATATCATTCCCATTCATAACACTAAACAGAAATTTAGGGTTTGAAATTGTCAATGATGGGACTACAAAGAGACCTTTATCCTATGACGGGTATACTAAAGATGTAAACTTTGATAAGAAGATATCTACAGTAATAAATGAAATACCAGTAAGCTTAACATATCAAATTGATGTATTCACAAGATATGCAAGAGAGGCAGAAGTATTAGCAAAGAATTTAGTATTTAATATTGTTAATTATCCTGCATTAGAAATAGAAATACCAAAAGTAAATATACCGCATACAGCGGTAATTGAACTAGATGACCAAATAGAAGATTCTAGTCATATTTCAGAAGTGTTCGTAAGAGGTAATTTTACAAGATTAACAATGAGGGTAGTAATTCCTGATGCACATCTATTTGATGTTAGAGAATTACATAATGTTGAACTTGACTTTAGAATAAATGATAAATACGAACCATAAATATAAGTAAATTATATAACTAACTAATAAGTAAGGAATTATAAATGGAAAGAATTATAATTACAGAACGTGATAATACCTCGAATGTGGAAGCGTTATCTAGTTATGATGTAGTGTATGTTCCAGGATTTAGTTTAGGAGTTAGCGGTACAATCAATAAGGATCATTATAGAAATCCAACTCTTTGTACTACTAAGTATCAGTTCTTAAGCTTATTTGGAAATACAACACCACAGTTTAAATCAACACAGTACTATCCAAAGGCAACTGATAAGAAGAGAGGTTTCCCAGAGTATGCAATCCCAAATGGAAAAGTAGCATCTGTATATACAAAAATAGAAGTTGTGAACTTTAAGGACATTAAGGATATTGCAGATAGTGGGTTCTACACAGTAGAAACAGCAAATGCAGAGTCTACTTGGCAACCACAGAGTGGAAAAACATACTTCACACCAAGAAAAGAAGTACAGGGATATGTAGTTGAAAAGATAAGTTCTGCTCCATATGAGGGTAAAGCAATCTTTTTAGGTGTTGACCCTAAAGCATCTAATTGGTATGAATTAAAAGGTTCTGAATATGAGCAAACAAAAGACACAGTAATAGATCTAACAAAGACTTATTATAGATTAGATAGCAATGTAATTCCAATGTTCAATGGACCTGAAACAGCAACAGGAAAAGGTGGAGATGCAGATCCAGGATATAGATATGCATTAATGCTTTTATCACTAGGTATCCCAGTATACTTTGAGCAAATGAATGAGTCGCTAGATGATATCACAGTAGATTCAATGTATGCAGGACTACAGCACAGATTTTGGACTACAGGTGACCCTATTGAGCAATGGAGTGACTATTCATTTGATAACATAGGAGATTATTCTGTTAAATACATCACTTCTGGCGGATATCCAACTTATGAATATGGATTATTAAGCAGTGATAAAAAGCACACTATATCTGATTTAGCACAGGCAATGATTGATATTGCATATAAGAGACAAGATGCAATTGCACTTATAGATCATACAGACAATCCAGATAGACCTATTTTAGCATTAGGAACAGTAGAAAGCACATCAGTAATTGATAGAGTAAGAGCAGACTTCCTAAATCTAGGTACAGGCAAGGACAGCTATGCAACAATGTTTACTCCACATTATGAGTGTTCTCACTCAGCAATCACAGGTGGGGCAGACGGAACATTTAGTTCAAGTATGCCAGCTTCATTGGCATTCCTTTCTGCATTAGCACAACAACTACAGAATTACAATCCATGGTTAGCTGTAGCGGGTGTAACAAGAGGAAAAGTTCCATATTGTGAGAGACTGCATGTTAATTATGCATTAACAAATAATATAGCGGATAGTTATCAAGCACTACCAGATAGTATTAGTACAACTGCTCCTATTTCAATTAATCCAGTAACATATGTAAGAAATGCAGGTTACTGTATATGGGGAAATAGAACATTAAGAAATAATGCTAGTGGAACAAAAGCAACATCATTCTTAAATATTAGAAACTTAACATCTGATATTAAGAAAACATTATATGAGACATCACAGCAATTAATGTTTGAGCAGAATACAGATGTATTATGGGTAAACTTTAAATCATCTGTAACTCCTATAATGGACAGAATGGTAAGTAATTATATCTTATCAGATTATAAGATCACAAAATTATCTGTTGACCCTGAGACAGGAGACAGAGTACCAGCATATAAGGTATTAGCAGAAATTAAGATAATGCCAATTAATAGTGTTGAGGTATTCAGTCTAGCTGTAGAGATTGAGAACAATGCAGTAAATGTTGCAGAGCGTTCTTAATATAAGGAAATAGGAAAGGAATAAATAGATAATGCCACAACAGGCACAACCAACAAGAGTAGGTGCATATCATTTTAGTGCTAATAAGGAGTTATATGAGATTCAAAGAGGTAATAACTTTGACTTCATCATAGATAAATCTTTAAATAACTTATTAGCATATGGAAGTGAAACAAAAACATTCCCAAATGCACAAGAATATATTAGATTATCAGTATCAAGTACAAGTGTTCCACACTTCTCACAGGAAGTAATTAACGTAAAACGTGGTAATACGGACGTTAAGTATGCAGGAGTAATGACATGGGGTTCTGGTGAACTTTCATGCTATGACTTTATCGGAGTTGAGACAAAAGATATCTTAATGGCATGGCAAGCAAAGTCGGGAAACCCTTTATATCAGACAGTTGGGCAACAAAAAGATTATAAAGTTAACGGAACACTTATCGAATATACACCAGATTATTCACAGGTGGTAAGAACTTGGAGACTAGACGGTGTATGGATAAGTGACATCAGAGAAGATGCATTTTCACAAGATGCAAGCGGTGCCAGAAAGATTACATGCACCATTCAATATGACCGAGCTTGGGTAGATTATGAAGCATAAAACACTTGCATAAAGTTAATAAATGATGTAAACTAGGTATGTAGCATTAAGTTACATACCTTTTACTTTATAATCTAACAGTTGCCCAACTGTCAAGAGGATATTATGACTAAAGAACTATTATATAAATTATATATAGAAGAAAACCTAACTAAAACAGAAATTGCTAAAAGATTAGGAACATATCATAAAAAGATTAGTGAACTATTAAAAGAATATAATATTACTAAAAGTAAAGAACAGTACAAACAATCAAGGGAAGAAAGTATAAAAAGAAAATATGGAGTTGAAAATATATCTCAACTTCAGTCAGTAAAAGATAAAAAGAAAAAATAGTAGCATTGATAAATATGGTACTGAGTATACTTTTCAAGCAGAGGAAGTAAAAGAAAAAAGTAGAAAAACAAAACTTGAAAAATATGGAGATGAGTATTACAATAACGATGATAAACATAAGGAGACATGTCAGGCTAAATATGGAGTAAATTACTATTGGCAAAGTGAAAAAGCAAGACAAGAGTATAGAGAAAGAAATAAAAGGAGAGAGGCAGGTTTTGGTTGTATGAGATTTAAGAACACTATTAGAGAAAAATACGGAGTAGAAAATATATCACAAGCACCTCATGTAGCACAGAAAAAGAGCAAGAAGTATAAAAGTGAAGATGGACTTACTTTTGATAGTAGTTGGGAATTATTAGTATATAATTACTGTAAGAGGAATAATTTAGCAGTAGAGAGAAATATACCTATAGAATATAACTATAATAATAAAAAGCATACAACCTTTATTGACTTTAGAATAGATGGTTATTTATTTGAAGTTAAAGGAGAACATCTTTTAAAAGGTTGTTTTGATTATGCTGATAATATGGTACCTATTAGTGAAAAGCTAAAAGTGTATAAAGAGAATAAAGTAATAATTATTACTAATTATAAAGATTTATTTGGTAAAGCTAATAGTACTAAAAGTAATGGATTTAGATATCCTAATAAGTGCAAAGATCCATTAATAGGAGTTGATATTAAACTCTTTGATAATCCTGATTTTCCTTATAGGGAAGATAGACCTAAATGTTTTTATGATGTAAGAGTAGATAATAATAGAAGTTCATATGAAGCCTTTCAAGATGAATCTTTACGTTGGGAAATGATTAAAAATAGAATAGAGTATGCAGGTGGATTTATTGATAATAAATCTATTTTAAATGCTATGAACATTACAAGAAAGTGTAAGCAACCTAGTTGGTTTAGTAAGAAATTTGCAAAAGAACTAATTACTAAATATATTACTACAGATACAGTAGTAGATCCTTTTGCTGGGTGGGGAGCTAGAAATGATGCATGTAAAGAATTAGGAATTAACTATATAGGAATAGATTTTAATAAAGAGTTAGTAGATTGGCATAAAAGTTGTAAAAGAAATATAGAGTATGGAGATGCTAATACCTTTACATATAATGGAGAGTGTTCAGTATTAATATGCCCACCTTATCAAGATGTAGAAACATATTTTGAAGGACAAGACTTAAAAACTACACAGTGTGAGTGGTTAGATACAGTCATGAAAAACATACCTAATGCAAAAGAATATATAATGGTATGTAAAGTAGTTGATAAAGGCTGGGAAAAGTATATAATAGAGACTAAAGGGAATAGAAGTCATTTTGGTAAAAATACTGAATATGTATTGAAAGTAGATAATAAAGTATGAAGCATTTAGAAATTAACAGAATTAAAAACAAAAGTGATGATTGGGGAGAGGGGCTAATTGATGAGAATAAGCAGTACATTTCAACTATAAAAGAAGTAATAGTTGAATAAATTATAATCAATATACAGATAAAAAATGAGAGTAATATTTGACAGAGAGAAATTAACAAAAAATTCATAGGATATATTAAGACATGGTTGAATATAAAATAGAAAGAAATTTGCCCAATAGTTGGTTAACAATAATTGACGGTGATACGGAAGTCAAGGAACATATAGCACAATTTCTAAGTAGATACAGAACAGAGATAGATAAACATAACTTTACAAGATTAATACAGGTACTAAATAAAAAGTATGGTACACAAATAATTGGATTAGTTACCTCATTACTTGTTGATTTGGATGCACATGCTGTATCTTCTGCGTTGACTTCCCTTACTATCGAAAATCATCACCTTGTATCACGAATGCTATTGAATGAACTTACTATCGATGAAGATACGAACATTGAATTGTGGGTAGTATCAAGTGAGATTAAGCATCTTACTATTAACTTATATAATGACAAACAGATGAAGCATTTTTTAGATGAACTTAATACTTGCGAAATTAAGTTATTAAGTATTAAATCAGCTAATAATAAAAGTTATTGTATTAAAACGGTAAATAAGTATAAAAATATTAAAGATGTTGAGTTTATTTAAATATGAGGGTAAGTAAATATGATTATATGGTAAAAATTTTTATATTGTACTTAATGACGTAAATATATATAACGTCTACTTGAACGAACAGGCTATCAGATGTTTCTCCTTTTACTACAGCAGAATTGAGAACCTAACCTGTGAGATATATAGTATGGACGATATGTACGAATTGAAGAGAGCAATACACGAAAGTTCAATTGGAAAATTAACAATTAAATTACATGGTGATTTCAGTAGTGATATTAAAGAAATATTTAACGATTTCAATGTAGATGAAATAGTAGTAGAAAACATTTAGTAAGTATGGAAAGATTAGTTATTGAAGGAATTTGCAATAAAAAAGATATATACAGAAAGAGTTTAACAGGTCGTACTAAGCAGACTATATTCAAATTTTTCAGGCAACATAAAGTAGAACTTAAAGAATATAATATTGATTTTTTATTGAGTGACTGGTTTTTCTCCTGCCTGGAGCCAGACCAAAATAAATGGTTTTTTAGTCTGCTTATTGATGTATTTCCACAATCATTAATTCAAAAATTTTTCAATGAGCTTATAAATTATTCTGAATTCGCAAATTACTATTATGTGTTATTGCATAGCGTTACAATTGATAAACTTTTTATTGAAGCTAATATGGATTCCGACTTGATGTTTATTAAGAGTGATATAGCGACTCTTGACTGTAAATTCTATCAAGAAGAAGGACTTAAGGATTTTTTAAATAATTGTAAAGAGGTAAACATACAAAGACTTATTATAGATGAACCCTTTAGCTTAGATAAAGAAGATATAGAAAAACTACTTTCAACAACTGATTCATCTGCAAAAGAGATAATATTTAAGAAATGATAAACTTAAACGAAGCAACAAGAAACCAAAGTAAAAGTAAATCCAAAAAAGGTGCTAACTACAAAGATACATCTAAAGGTAAAAATAGATATGACAGGAGATTAAGAAGTAAATTATTATCCTCTGTCAAAAATTTTAATTCTATTGATATGAATAAATTATTCAAAGAGGGTACCTTAGAAGTAAATATAGATGTACAAGGAGAAACTGATGTCTATATAGTAACTGTAGAGTTCGGTGATATATTAACTCAACTACATAAGCTATTAAAGGAAAATAATAATAATTTAGATAGAAGAATTATTATGAAGTCTATAATGAGATCTTTTAATAGTGCTGATGTACGGTTTAGATGTACTTGTGCGGATTGGCAATATAGATTTGGTTATTTTGCTACAAAGAATGACTTAATAGTAGGTGAAAAAGAAAATAGACCGAGTGACATCACTAACCCTGATGACAGCTTAGGTGCAGGGTGTAAGCATGTAAATCTAGTATTAGCAGATAGTAGTTGGGTAATAAGAGTAGCAAGTGTTGTATATAATTATATAAACTATATTGAAAAACATAGTGAAAGATTATATAAGAAAGTTATATATCCTGCTATATATAAGGATGAGTTTAAAGAAGAGAATCCACAACTTGATTTAGATATAGAGGATAACGATACACTTAATACTGATAAGGAGACAATTGATAAGGCTAATAAGTCAGCAAGAGAAAAGAATTGGTTTAAAAAGGACAATGAATATAGGTTTAAACCAAGAGATAAACAAGTAGAATTTGATTTAGATAGTCTTGACAATGAGGAAGAGTAATGACATTTGAAGAGTTAGTAGTAGATACAAAACAACTAAAAGATAAAAGTAAGATAGGTTATGACTTAACAGGAGATACTGTTAAATTATTAGTGTTAAGAGGCGACTTATCTTATTTAGAAAATGCTTTTAAGAAAGTTAAGGTTAAAGAACTACATATCTATGAACCAAACTGTGAACATACTACTGAACTAATTAATAAGATATTTAAAGACTGTAAGATAGATTCAATTAAATACAAGAAGATATAGTACAGACAATCCAGGACAAACCAGGTTGACCTGGATAAAGAGAAAATATAAATTAAGTATAAAAGTATACTTAAAATAAAAAAGTAGCTTAAAACGTAAATAAAAGGGTAATATTAAGTAATGAAAATTATAGGTGTAGATGAAAACTTTGAAATTGCACATAAGTTCGGTAGAGGGAAGCTCGCTAGTGCTAAAGCGGACTTTATAGAGCTTATGGAGAATAATAGGGATGCAGAAGTGGCTGTACGTACACTTAATTGGAAAGAGCTTATTGCTATATTTGAGGCAAACAAACAAGCAACATTATCAAGTGTCTACATATGTATGTACTATCTATATCTATTAGCTAGTGTTGATACTGAACAAGCAAATAAATTTTTAGACTGTGTGTTAAATCAATATAGTAATCGCAGTTTTCGATTATATGGTCTTAAGCTAGACGAAGTTGAACTAATTAATCATAGATTACCTTATAACATATGGTGTAGTAAAATCAAAGAACTAAAGTGGCAGTTAGCTGAAGATGTAGAAATTACACAAGCACTTTTGGAAAAGGAGTTAACACAGTCTGTTAAATATAGTGATATAGATAAATTAGTAATACATGTGTCAGATATAACAGCAGATCATATGTCAGAGCAAGAGATTATAGATTGGTTAGGCATTAATAGTTTAGATATACTAGATATAAACCAAGTTAAAATAGTAGAAAACTAGGCACTCTCTTCTGAGTGCTTTTTTATTTACTTAAATAATGTAAATATATAGTAGAGAAAGTAAATTTTAAATTTATAAAGTGAGGTTTTATAATGGAAAATATAAGAATTGAAGAGGAATTTACACTACCGTCAAAAGGTGTAATTTATGAAGAAGAGGTTAATCCTCAAGTGCTATTAAGTACCATGAAGACGAAACATGAAATGCTCCGTCTTTCTGCAAGTGAGGAAAGTCAAAAAATAATTGCACAGATTATAGATGATTGTATTACTAATGATGTAGGCATTTCCTCTTATGATATGTGTCTAGGTGATTTTCAGTACTTAATGTTTATGCTCAGGGTAGTTACATTTGGTCCTGAGTATGAAATGATATCTATGTGCCCATATTGTGGCACAACAAAGACAATTAATGTTAATTTAGATGAGTATCCAGTTAAAGAATTTAATGATAGTTTATTAGAGCTATTAACATTAACTTTACCTAAAACAGGAAGCACTTTAGAGTTAACTTTACAAACTCCACGATCACTGGATAAAATTACAAAACAATCCGAAGAGTATAGAAAAAAGCATAAAAACAGCATTGAGAACCCTACCGTTCTGTACACTATTATTAATAGTATTGAGAAGATTGATGGGGAAGAAATGAACCCAATTAAGTTAGAAGAGTGGGTTAAGGATTTACCACTTGCAGATGGAAATGCTCTCATGACAAGGATAGATGAATTGAATGAGAGTATGGGATTAGATTTAAATAATGAGGTTACATGCAACCTCTGTGGTTCTAAATATGAGGTGACCTTTCGCCTCGATAGCACCTTCTATCGCCCAAAATAACGATGAAGAAGATAAGGTAAAAAATGAAGTAGCTAATTATCACAAGTATCTTGATATGGTAATCACAGAACCCTCTATTAAGGGGAGATACATGGATGATTTAAATAGAGAGAGATATATAATCTCAAAGCACACTCACACATCATTTACTGATATAGATGAAATTAGCTATGTAGAACGAACTAGTATAATGAAATATATTATGGAAGATTTAGAACACACAAAGCAAGCACAAGAGAGAGCATCAAAAAACCTAAACATATAACAGGAAAATTACTAAATGTCCAACAGAGATATACGCAGACATCAAAAAGATGAGATAATAAGTAGCAAATTACTTGACTATCTAAAAGATAGTGGAGACTTATATGAGAGAATTGCCGATAATGCAAGTGACCTTGCAATTAGAAATGAAGAATCATTATATTCTTTACAAGAGCAGTTAGCTGTACTTAAAAAAGTGCGAAAAGAGGAGGAACTTACAGGTGAAGCTCTCGAAAGATGGCAGAATAAATATGAGAATATTAATAATTCTATCAAACAAATAAATGCAGAAAATGCCTTTATTTACAAGCACTTAAAAGATCAAGGAATGCTACAAGCGACTCAACTTGAAGTGCAATACATGAAGGATAAAAAAATACTTGAAGATGAGTTAGAAAATAAACAGCTTAAATTAAGAAGTGTTTCAATTGAACTTAATAAAAAATTAACAGATCCATCTGCAAGCACTAAAGAGATAGATGCACTGCTTAACAAACAACTGCAAGCAAAAAAAGAAGTGTCTGCACTTCATAATGAAATACAAAAGGTAGAGAATGAGCATGATGGTAAATTAGATGTCACTAAGTTTATTTCTGCACAGGCAACCAGAGCTAAAAATAAAGTAAAAGACAAAACGTCAGATCTAGCAGATAAGGCTCGAAAAAATAGCAGAACATCAAATTTGATGTCATCATTAGATAAATTCACCAAAACAACATCAGAGCATGTAAATAAAACAGGTTCATTTCTTAGTGAGCTTACAGGTAAGGCTAAAAACAGTAAGTTTGGGCAAAAGACAAGTGAAGTTGTGAGTGGAAAAATAGGTGCAATTTCAAAGGCTACAGATTTAATTAGCGGTGGAGTCTCTAAAATTAGCAATACCCTTAGCGGGTGGGTAGATGGTGCCTCAAATACCTTAAAAGATATTTACGGTAATGTTAATGCAAATTTAGAGGGTTCAGGCAAGACTTTTGATAGCATTGAGGATACTTTAAGCAAAGCAATGGGAGAGGGTGGAACTCTCTTCAAACAATCAGACTACTTAAGTAAAATTGCACAGTTGTCTGGTCAAGGTATTGCTAATAACATAGAGCAGAGAGCATTATTAGCCCAAATGGCTAGTAAGACAGTATCACAGTTTAGTATAACTAATGGGTCATTGTTAAGATTAATTAGATTACGTAAACAAGATATGTCAGCACAGATATTTGGTATGGAAAGTGCTTTAAAGAGAGCCTTAAATGCACAGTTTGGAGATAGTTCATACCTTAATGAATTATTTGATAGTGTAACTTCTAGCTTAGTAGATGCAGTGTCAACTAACAAGTGGAGTGAAGCAACACCTTTCTACAGTGTACTACAAAGCTATTTAGGAAGTATGCATGAATCTGGTGTTGGTTCTGATTTTGTTAATTCTATAGCTAAGGGAATTAATGCATTAGGATCAGGTAACGTAGCAGATTTACAGAGTAATGAAGCTGTTAATAGATTATTCCTATTAAGTATGGAAAGAATAGGAATGGACTATGCTGATGTATTACAGAATGGTTTAAGTGCAGATAAGGCAGATGCATTACTAAATAGTGTAATTACCTACCTAAAGCAAATAAGTAAAAATACTAATGAAAATAATGTACTTAAAAATTCATATTCTAAACTATTTAATTTATCAATGGCGGATATGAGAGCTATTGAAGGTTTAAAGCCAGTTAGATTAAATATGACAGATTCTAAAGCTATACAAGAGACAAGGAATCAATTAAGAAAAGTAAATCAAAGAACATTAGTATCAGAACAAATTAATAACTTAATGGAAAATGCTAAGTTTGCCTTTGGTGAAAATATAGCTACTAGCAAAGGCAGATATTTAACATTTAAAACTTCTAGTACAATATTAGATTTTATAAACAGCATATCAGGAAGTACTGCAGGTAAAATAGCTTCAGGATCAGGACCTTTAAATGCAATCTTAAAAGTAGCAAAAGCAGGAGCTGTCTTAGGGGTTGCGGGTTCATCACTATTACCAGCAGTTAATATGATTAAGTCCGTGGCTCTGGGTGCTAGAGATGTTGTAACGGGTAATTCTAGTGATATTACTAATTTATTTGATATGACCAATACAAGCTCTTCATGGGAAAGTAAGTATGCGTCCTTATCAAAATCTTCAGTTTATGGTGGTAGAAGTAATAGTAACTATAATAACTTTAAGAAATTAGCATCTAGAGATTCTAGATACAAAGAAAATATAGATACATCAGATAAGTCATGGGAAGAAGATGACAAAGATGAGACTTTAGAAATATTAAAAGAGCTTGAGCAAACTATCATGGAAAACAAAGAGGGTAGAAAAGCACTTGCGGTTTCTGTGGAAGCGATGAGTAATGATGTATTAAGATCGTTCGCTTCTATCTTCTCAGATGAGGACAGCATGGAAGAAACATTTAGTGGAGAAAATGAAGTACTCAAGAAAGCACTCTTTGAATATGCTGATGATAAGACTTCAAGTAGTAATAGAGAAAAGAAGGCAGATAAGACCTTTGCTACAAGTCCTAAAGGTTTAAGTAAGGCAAACAAGTAATGACGGTAAAGTTTAATAAAATTTCAACAGAATCTAACTTTATAAAAAGTCTACTAGCTAATACATATCTCCCTCTTGTACGTACAATACGAGAGGGGGATTATATTACAGAGGGAAGATTATATATCTTAAAGTGTAATGTAATTAAATGTATTAAAAGTGGATATATAGGCAGTAAAAATATATTACACAATACACCTATTGCAGAGTGGAGAACAGTAGGTGAATATCACTTTGCAGAGAAGAACGGTAAATTATGTACTAACTATGTTAGTAATACAGGTGGATATGATAATATAACACATGAGAAACTAGGTGAGTACTTGAGAGCATTGAGGGATATGTATGAACTTAACCTAATGCCCTTATATAATTGTTTTAGTAATAGTTTATTTGATGCACATTTAATAAAGGTAAAAAGAAAAGATTGGGAGATAACAAATATAATCCCAACAAGTGCAAGAAAAGAAACAAAGATATATAAAGTACCTATTAGATTTAATACAGACTATACAATCTGTATGGAAAATGTAGGCTTAACTACAATTGCACCAGCTTTCATTAAGAATGAACACCTGTTAAGTGCGAATAATACTCAATTTGGAAATAATATTGATGTTACAACTAAATATATAAGTATGCATAGTGAACAGTGTATACATAATCATGCTAACTTAACATATAGACAACCTATTAAAGTTAGGTTTAATAACAGACCTGAAACAATTAAAGAGGATATTGAGTATGTAGATAGCAATGATATTAACAAATCACTTAATAGACAGATGTTAGATGCATATTTTATTTATGATCCAACTATAACTAAAACTAATTATAGCAATAGAACCACAACAGATTATGTTGTATACTTTGATAATACTATTAAACAAGCTAAACCTACAGATGCTTATAATAGTGACATTAGGTACTATGTACAGAAAGTGGTTGAGAAGAATAAGGTATATACTTTAGATGAGTTATCTAAATTAAAATACAGATTAACTAAATCAGTAACAAAACAGTTTGACATTACACCTGAGGACTGCAAGTTATTTGATATTTGTGAGCATAACCTATATATGCTGATACAAGTACCAAGTAATTTTGAAGGTAATATTACTGTATTAGAGGGTGACTATACAGATATCCAATCAGATAAAGACATAGTAGAATATTATGTAAACAGTTTACCTCAATTTGTATTAGATGCATTGTATACACATAATTTAAGTTTAATGCACTGTGACAGTAAGGAACCTGTTCCTTTCTCAAAGTCATTAATAGAATACTTATTGTGGAATGCAATGTCTGACCTAGATAGCATAAATAATAATATGGATAGGCTACAAGCACTAATGAAATATTGGTTTGGTGACGTGGCATATCATACTCATCTAACTAATTTCTGGCAACCTTACTATAGAGCATTAATAAGCAGATTCTCGACAGAATATCACAGAGGTTATGTACAAGATAGTTTAGGGTATGTTGATAGAAAAGTAGAAGAATTAATGTACAAAGGAAAGTAATTTATAAATGGCAATATCAGGAAGTGCGATCGCAAGAGCAACCTCAAGAGCAAATAGGAATCGTAAAGTTAAAAGTGACCTTGCTATTCCTAGTGAGAATTTTATATACTTTCATCATATAAATAAATTAATAATAATTCCAGTAGACCCTACTTCTATTGCAGACTCAATGGGTGCTAATTTCTCACAGAGTAATCCGTTAAGCAGATCAGCACCTATTTATTCATATGCAAACTCAGGTCCTAGAACGGTACAAGTTGCATTTAGACTCCATAGGGATTTATGTAAACAATTTAATCCAGATAAGGAAGATGCAGTAGATAGTTTAATAAATTGGTTAGAAGCAGGAGTATTACCTGACTATAACGAAGTAGGAAAAATAGTAAATCCACCTTTAGTATCTTTAAAATTAAGGGATACATTATATATAAAAGGTGTAATCTCTGGAAGTGTTGGTAAAACATTTGAAACTCCTATTATTGATTATGGTACAAACGGACATCATAATTTTAAACATGCACTTGTAACTATAAATTTTCAAGTAGCAGAAGTTAAACCTTTTAGTGCAAGTATTATAGGAAAGTATGGACCTTATAGAACATAATGGAAATATTAACAAATAAGACAACTAAATCAAATAATCATTATTCTAGGTATAATGGGCTAAACTATTATTATAATAAGCTAGACAACAAGTGCCAGCTACAAACTAAAGCATGGTTAAAACAGACAGATGCCTATACTGCTTATACAGTAGTAGAGGGTGATACCTATGATAAGATAGCAGTTAAATTTTATAATAATCCCACTTTTTATTGGTTAATTTGTGACTTTAATCATATAGTAGACCCGTTCATAGAACCTAAAAAAGGAACTAAACTGAACATACCTACATTAGGAAAAGATATACAATTTGAGGTATACTAATGCCATATGAAGATAATATTGAAAAACGTGCAAAAGTAATCACAGGTGCAGTGGGTACAGATATTGCTAAAACAACAAGCAAGAAGAAGGATGAGGTTAAATACACACCTAGACTAACTCAAGATGGCATGAGTAGTAGTCCTTATTGGAAAAAACCTTTCAATCCATTTTCAGCATTACCTAACTGCACTACATATGCTTGGGGTAGATTCGGAGAAATTATGGGTGGAACTAAACCTCAACTACCTACAGGAAATGCAGGTACATGGTATCCGGCGGCTGTTAAAAGTGGAATTTATAAAACAGGTCAGACTCCAGAGCTGGGTGCAGTTTGGTGTGGTGCAGGTGGACCTTGGTCAGGTCTAGGACACGTTGCAATAGTAGAACAGATAAATAGTGACGGAAGTTTTGTGCTTTCTATGAGTGGTTGGCACGCAAGATACTTTTGGACTGAAACACGCACTAAAAATAATTATGGTGGTGCTTACAGATTCCAAGGATTTATTTATAATCCTATGGGTGGTGGTAGTGTCTCTTCAGGAGTAGAGGGTGGCGACACCATAGACATGAAAGAGAGAATAGCTAAATTATTCTCATCTGATAACTATGCATACATAGAAGAACAGAAATTAACTGATGCTAGAATAAAGGATAGAAGAAATAGCTTCTTTAAAACAAAAGCAGGTAAGGCATATAAATTCTATGAACAACAATATAGGGACTTAAGAAATTTAAGTAAAGCTAAATTTGATGATAATAAATTTGATCTTAGTGCAGTAGTAGATGAAGCATTAGGAATGGCATTTGACCAACTAGTAGAAAAAGCATATGAAGAAGTAAGGAAAACACATAAGACTAATAATAAATTAAATATAAACAATTTAGCGGTAGAAGCACCTTATGTAACATTAAGTATAGGTGGTTACACAATAGGTACTTATGGGGGAAGTGATGATAAGTATCCTAATCATATAGAATCTATGCAAATTAGTAAAACTAACGGTCAAATTAATTTATACACGATTAATGTTATTCATCAAATACGTTTCGGAGAAGATCCTAACGTAATAGATAAAATAATAGCTTCTAATAAATTTAGACCTATAGGAATAATTTATGGAGACAGCACTAGTCAACAGGAATTTAGAGACACTAGAGCAATAATAACTAATGTGAAATCTAATAAGGACTATGCTGGTAAGAAAATTTCATATACTATATATGCCACAAGTGCGGGTCAATTAGTGACTTCATACATTACTAATTTTCCTGCTATTAAAGATAAGCCTAGCAATGTCATTAGGAATTTATTTTACGGTAATGGTACAGTATCAACACTACTTCAAGATGCATTTCCAGGTATGAAAGATGCAAGATTAGTAGAGAGATATGGGTTAATACCTACAAATGATACAGAATTAAATATAGAAGCACAACAAGGAAAGAACCCTATAGAGTATATTAATTATCTAGTAGCTAATATGAGTAATCAAGTTGATAATAAAGTATTAAAAGACTCTTTATATTATATTAGTTATAGAGATGATACAGAGAATAAACTAGGTGGTTCATATGTTCAGATTAATGAAGTTCAAAGAAAAACTGAACAAGTTAAATATGATGGAAAGAGTGCTAATATATATGAGGTTACAGTAGGATATCCTGATGATTCGTTAGTAATGGATTTTCAAATTAATTCAAGTGTTTGTTGGGGTTTATTATATGATAAAGCTAGTAAAGGTGCAGATATAGGTACTGTATCTGAATATTCATATAGTGTGGATAATCAAGGAAACGTAACTAGAGATTACTCCGCACCATTATTATCTACTACAGATACAATGAATGAAATAAGCCAAAACTGGTGGACACACCAAGTTAATTTCCCAATACAAGCTAAATTAACAATAAAAGGTTTATTGAAACCTATTATGTTAACTGATTATATAAAAGTAGATGTAAAATTCTACGGACAAACACACATAGCAAGTGGAATATATACAATAACATCACAGACTGATACATTAAGTTCAAGTGGATTTAGAACTACTTTAGGATTAACAAGAATTGGCGGACGATAAGAATACAGAAGTTAAAAATAAATCAAATAAAGCAATCAATGAAATGCTAAAGAAAGCATATGCAGAGCTTGGGTACACAGAAGAAAAGGGTGGGTACACTAAATTCGGTAAGTGGTATGGTTTACCCACCTCTGATTGGTGTGCCATGTTTGTATGTTGGACTGTATATCAAGGGTTTGGAGATGCGTGGACTGATTATATATCTAAAACTGCAATTGCAAATTTACCTAAACTCTGTGTACAACATGGAAAAGCTGATTGGGTAAGGACACCTGACGGTGAAAACAAGATGAAACCTCAACCAGGAGACATATGGGCGGTAAGAAACTATGGTCACACAGGAATGGTGTATGAGGTTGACGGTGACACAATAGTATCTATTGAGGGTAATCACAGTAATAAAGTAGCTTCTGTAAGACGTAAAATATCTTCTATGACTTGTATAGTTAGACCTCATTGGGGAGTGCCTGCAAGTACAGGTGGTGGAAGCGGTGTTGATTTACAACAAACTATTAAAACTCTTTTATCCTCTGATTCATATAAATACATGGATTTGTCTAAAAAGGAGAAGAAAGAGTTAAAAGAGGTAACTGAATATAAGGATGCAGTCGCAGGTACATTAAGAAATTTAAGAAAAAATATAAATAATAATACACAGCTTTCGGTTACTTCTGTAGTAGATGAAGCACTAGGTTCAGCAGTAGAACTTTTAGAAAATGAAGCTAGAAAAGAAATAAAGAAACAAGCCAGCAAAACAAAGGGTACTCTATTATCATTTCCAACATGGGTACAAGCACCTACAGTAGTAATAACCTTAAATGGAATTACAATTGGTGGATACGGTAATAGTGGAGATAAATATCCTAATTACATTAGGGGTTTAGAAGCAGTAAAGCTAAATGGTAGAATAAATGAATACACTATAAATCTGGTACATCAAATTAGATTCGGTGAAGATCCTAATACAATAGATAAACTATTAAGCAACACAGGATATGAAAACAAAATACATATTAAATATGGTGATAGTAGTGTAGGTATGTACTACAATGAAGTTGAAGCGGTTATAAGAGACGTAACATATAATGAAAGTCCACAGTCAAGTACAATTACCTACACTATTAAAGCAATAAGCAGTATAGGTGCGGCTACCAGTGCATACGGAAATTATGCAAGTGTAACAGATAAACCTAGTAACATTATTAGAAATTTACTTTATGATAATCCTAATACGTCAAGAGTATTGCAAGATAAATTTGCAGGTATGAGGGATAGACAACTTGTTGAGAAGTACGGTTTAATTCCTAATACAGATGAAGTTACTACAATAGGTGCAATGAATAATGTTGATGTAGTTACCTATCTAACTCATGTTATTAGCTGTATGCATAATGATCTATCAACTTATTATTTAAATTATATTGATGATAAAGATAACAAATTAGGTGGAAATCACTTCAAGATAACAGAGATAAGTAAAACAGCAGTAGCAGATAATACTATAGGACAATGTTATTATGTTAATGTAGGTTATCCTACTAATAATAATGTTTTAAACTTTACTGTGGATGAAGATATATACTTCCCTATGATAGAAGAATATCAAGGGGGTATTAAAGAATATGATTATGATATTGATAATAGCGGAAATATCATACAGAGACAAGTAAACAATATGCTTACTGATAACTTCGGTAATCAAGGAAATGCAGAGAGTGGTTGGTGGAATTTTATTACTAATTATCCAATTAAATCATCTCTTACTATACAAGGTTTAATTAGTCCTATAATGTTAATGACAGATATTTATATAGATGCTAATTATTATGGGTGGACTGATTATACAAGTGGTATATATAAAGTAACAGGACAAATAGATAAAATAGACAGTACGGGATGTACGTCAACATTAAAACTTATTAAGGTAACAGATTAATGGCTTCAAAACAAGAATATATAGATAAATACGGCAATGCGGCTAAGATATTCTTTAACTTAACAGATAAAGGAATATCGTTTAATGGTGCTTGCGGTGTTTTAGGGAATATTCAAGCAGAGAGTAATTTTAATCCTGGTATTGTAGAGCATGGTTCAGGAATAGGTTATGGTTTATGCCAATGGTCATTTGGTAGAAGAACTACCTTAAATGCATATGCTGTCTCAAAAGGGAAAAAAGTAAGTGATCTTGATCTGCAATGTGACTTTCTGTATAAAGAATTAACAGAGAGCTATAAAGCTGTACTAACTGAACTTGAGAAAAAAGATACTACACCAGAAAAGTCAGCAGATATATTTGTAAGAAAATTTGAGAGACCTGCAAATGTAGACAAAACAAGTATTGTAAGACAGAGAAATGCAAAAGAGTGGGCAGACAAAATGTCAGGTGCACCTGGTGGGGGTGGTGGAAGTAGCGGTGGTTTAGAGGTTCACCCTGAAAAACTATTCTCGTCAGACAATTATGAGTATATAGATTGGGAAAAGAAAAAGTCTAGGACATACTCTAAAGCATATTTGGATTATGTAGACAGTATAAAAACAGGATTAAGAAGTTTAAGACTTGCTACTGATAATATAAATGCTGTTTTAGATAGTGCAGTAAATAGTCTAATAGATGCAATATCACAAGCACAAGCAGGTAGTATTAGTGGAAAAGTACCGACAAAAAGAAAAAAAGGTCTTGTTGCAAGCACCTCACTTCCTACTAGTATTTCATATGTAGAGTCTCCGTATGTTTCAGTTACAATTGGAGGCAGAACTATAGGTATAAAAAATGGCAGTAAATATCCAGACTACATACAAGGAATTAAGTGTAGAAAAACTAATGGTTCGGTAAATGAGTATCAAGTTAGTTTGGTGCATCAAATAGCACCTGGAGATAACCCTAATTATATAGATGAATTAATTAGTAAAACAGGCTATAATGAAATTATTTTAACATTTGGTGACAGTCATAATAATGTTAATTTTAGAGACGTTAAATGTATGATTACTAACGTTACTACTGCATTTGATTTTGTGGGCAGTAGAATTACATATACTATTTTCTGCACATCATTTGCATTGTTGTCCTCAACATCTAAGTACACATACCCTGCTAGGAAAGATAAGCCTAGCAATGTCATTAGAGAGGTATTGTACAATAAGGCTAATAGTAATTTATTAGAGGCTTTCCCTAATATGAGAAGTAAATCATATGTAGAAAGTAAGGGTTACCTACCTAATAATGATAAAGTAGTTAATATAGATGAGGTTAGTAATACAAATCCTTTTAACTATTTAGTACATTTAGTATCATTAATGCAAAATGAATCAGATAAGAGTAAATCTTCATATTATTTATCTGTAGAAGATTCTTTAGGAGTATTTAAGGTACTTGAAGTAGATAACAATATAACTAACCTAAATAGTCAATTTATGTACGAAGTTAACGTAGGATATCCTGACAATAACCAAGTATATGATTTTAGTGCAAAGACTAATTATGCTTGGGCAATGGCATACAAAAGTGATGCAGGAATAAATAATTATAAATATACGATAGATAGTGTCGGAGAGTTACACAGATTAAATACAAGAGCTATTTATAAAAATAACTCAGTAAACAGTACAGGCGGAATACAAAGTTATAATTTATGGGAACAATTAACTTCTTATCCTATACAAGCAACACTAACATGTAGAGGTTTAGTAAAACCATTATTATTACTGCAATACGTAAAGATAAATGTAATCTTTCAAGGGAGTACAAGAATAACAAGCGGTGTCTATATTGTAACACAGCAAGATGACACTTTAGACAGTCAAGGATTTAGAACAACTCTATCATTATTAAGAGTTGCAGGAGATGATGAATATCTTAATACAGATGGGAGAGTGTTAACATAAAATGTCATTACAAAAAGGAATAGTAGAACAACTAATAGATGCATATACTCTAAAAGTTAGAGTACCTAAATATGATAAAGTTGCTACAGACAGAGACGGTATAAAAACAAAAGATTTGGCTAATTCAATTATATGTTCACAGCCCGGTATGAAAATTACATATAGTGTAGGTGATATTGTTTTAGTTGATTTCGAAAATAATGAGATAAGTAAGCCTGTAATTCTGGGTTTATTGTATAAAGCTAACGGATCTAATTCTGTATTAGAAATACCTGAGCTTAAAGATAAATTAAGTAAATTAGATAAACAATTAGACACTCTTAATAACTCTGGAATGTATACTCACATTAAGTATTCTAATGATAATGGAAAAACATTTACATCTTTATTTGACTATACAGCAGTAAAGAAAGAAAACAAAGACAATAAGGTAATTACAGCAACTAAAGTAAGTGTAAATCCTAAATCAACTAAAATATACTGGAATGTAATAAACTCTAACAATGTAGATATTACTAAAAATTTAAAAATAACTACAAGAGTATATACTACCAAGGATAAAAAAGATCTGTTTGAGTCTATAGAAACAATGTTTGAAATTCCTGTTAATTACAGAAACGGTGAGCATTTATATGTGGATTTTGAGATATTAGACTCAATTGATTTTTCAAATTGCTATATTTCCTTAACTACCGATATAAATGAGATAGGTACAATTTACGGTGATTATATAGGAGTTTGTGTAAACAGTAATGCATATGCTTCAACAAATATAACAGATTATACATGGACTACCTTAATACCAAGAGCTTCAATGATAATCTCTAAAACAACGGATAATTTAAGGAAAAGAGTTGAAGAAAATGAGCAAGTATTATACGGATATAATAAATCAACCTTAAATCCAATATCAGATACTACAGGTATTTTAGATGCAATATCAATAACTTTAAATAAAATTATCATAAGTAAAAATAAAGATAAAATAGAATTTGGAATACCTTCTAATTATATAGACTTGAAACAGGGAATATCACATCAAGACGAATCGTCATATGGTGAGGAGTTTAACTTTAAATATACTAATGATGGTCACTTTAGACTAATAGGAAAAATAAATGGCTAATTACGGAAATAAATTTGGTGGGAGTCAAGGTAGAAACTATGCGTTAGTTGATGCAAGTATTTCACAAACACCTGACATGTTCACCGTAGTTGCATATGTCGGATTGCATCAAGACTACGGCAGAGATAATTATACTTATTACGGATATTTAGAGGGAAGTCAAATAACCTCATGGTCAAGACCAAGTAAAGGAGACCATTGGTCAGGTGCAACTACTTTTCCTTATAGGAAATATCATAACTCACAAAGTGGTAAAATAGAGGGAAAGGTAACTACACAAGGCGGTACTTCAATAGCTAATTATTGGTTTACTGCACCAGCTAAGGACTCATATACTTACTATTTTACTATAAATAAAGGTCAAAGTTACAACGGTACTGTTGCTGATAAAGATAATTATACTGTAGCAAGTTTAACCAAGTGGTATAATGAATCTTTAACAGTTCCGTCAACTAAACCTTTAAGGACAGGGTATACATTTACGGGTTGGGGTACAGATAATGCACAACCTGATGCTACATTAACATATAATGGCAACTTGACTATGCAAGCACAATGGCGAGCAAATAAGTACAAGATTAACTTTAATCTAAATCAAGGTACATGGTCGCATGCTGATTATATAGAAAAAACATATGACAGTGATATTCAATTACCTAGTGAAATACCGACTAGACAATATTATAAATTTTTAGGTTGGACTAGTGTCGCAAACAGCAATTCACCTCAATACGTAGCAGGTGCTTTATTTGCGGAAAATGTTGCTGAAGATACAACACTCTATGCTTGTTGGGAATTAAGAAGTGTTGATGTATACTTATATAAACCAGAATTAGTAACATATGATAATGATACAAAAAAGGGTACATATGTATATAGTGAGCCTACAATAGTACAGGGAGTAATTAATACAAACTTTGCTCTTACTGATTTATCCATAAATGTACAAGGATATGAGGCAACTGGAAGATTATTAACAAAACCTCAAGAACATTACATTTATTTTGGTGAGTATGGTATAGGAAAATCTAAAGTACTAATTGACCAGATTACTCAACCATATCATCTGTATGTGGAAGTTAGGGACTCTTCACAGTCAAGCATTGAACTAATAGAGACTAAATTTGATTGGGTAGTTTCAGATTATACACAGGACGAATATGCAGAGTATATAAATACAGGTGATGCATCTAAGTTAAGAAAGGCTAATAAAACAACAACAGGTGTTATAGCATATATCTTTAGATGTACACGTCCTAATGAAATCGGTGTTTCAGTTAATACAGATGAAACATATTTATACTTTAAAAATAAGAAGAGTAATGATCTTGTAGTAGATTATGAATTTAAGCAATATTTAAATAATGAAAGAATAATAGTGATTGCGAAAGTAAATCACGTTAATATATCAAGTGAAAAGTCATACACTGTTGTGTTAACAGGAATGCATGCATTTGATACTGCATATGTACTTCCTTATATAGTAGACTCATATAAACGTCCTATAACGGAATCTTATTCGTTTAATATCGTTAGCGAATCAATAATATTTGATGTAGCACCTAATAAAACAGTAATTGCATTTGGAGACGAAGCTAATAATAATAAATCAAACCTAGTGCAGTCATATTGGGATTTAGAGCTTATTAAAGGTAGTTTCTCTGCATATATGGGTGTTTTAAATAGTGAAGATGCTTATCAACTCTCTGAACTACAACAAGGTTTGTACTTCACAGCAGGCAGAGAGATCTCTATTAATGAAGGTACTAGTTTACATACAAAAGTGGAAAAAGAATCACTTATATTTGTGACAAGTTACATAGGTTCAAATAGTACGGAAGCAAAGTCAATATATTCAATACCGTTATACGGAAAGGACTCAAATAAACTCCTTAAAAGACAATTATTATTAGACACTGTGTACCCAGTTGGTTCAGTATACATGAATGTAACTGATACAAAACCAGAGGCACTTGGTATGGAATGGACACAGATAACAGGTAGAGTATTAGTAGGATCTGGATTAGCAGGTACGTATTGGAAAAAAATAGCAGATGAAATAAGTGATACCATTTTTACAATTACAGAGGCAAGTGTAATTAGATGTGGCATTGGTAACAATTGGGAGAAAAAAAGACTAGAAAGAGGTATATATAGAATAACGCAGATATTCCCTAATCCTGACCCAACAATTAAGAGAGCATTATATAAAGAAGTTCCATTAGAACTTAAAGCAGGAGCAGTTGGTGGAAATTTAGAACACTCACATAAATATGGAGTTGAATACGGAGAGTATTATGGTAATGCAACTCTATTTGGTAGAAACGCTGGTGTGTTAAATAATGGTGTTAATTCTGCTAGGAAATCAGATCAGGTAAACTACCCGTCTCAAATATCAGATATGAATAGTGGAGCTAATTCAGCCTATAATCCTACAAACGTAGCTCATTATAGAAACGTGGCTGACACATCTGCTGAATTGAGTTATCCACCATATAAAGTTGTTAATATGTGGGTAAGAACTAACTAGAATAAAAAAAAAACAGTAGCTTTTTAACGTATTTATTTACGTTTTAAGCTACTTTTTTATTTTAAGTATACTTTTATACTTAATTTATATTTTCTCTTTATCCAGGTCAACCTGGTTTGTCCTGGACTATGTATGAATTGATAAATGCAAGTGAAAATTTAATACTTATACAGTTATGTATAATAATTAATGTGTATGAATAAAAATACAGCCCTTATATATATATTTATATAATTTTTTTAGCTAAAATCTATATGTGATGACTTTCCTCTAAAAAGGCATATAGTTTCCCCTTTAAATATAAATACTAGCTGTAAATATAATATAAATTAATATAAATCTAATATAATATATAAATATATATATATATATACTCACTAGGAGAATAGCTTGTAATAAGCTCTTTAGATACACTCTAAAGAGTGAAAGAGGAGCTATTCTCACCGCAAGACTAAGATACTAGAAACTTTAGTTTCGTATCGAAAGTCTGAGGACTACCTCGTTCCGAGGTGTTTATGAAATATTCACTCAATTCATTTATTAACAAATGAATTTCATAAGATATTTCATAAATCCGAGTGTTATATAATATATCTTTTAAGTATATATTAATATAAGACATAAATAGCAAATTAAATATATAATTGCTAGTATTTATATTTACAATTTTGTTAATAATCACAAAAATAAATTATATTCGTTGGAATTCCAACGATAATTAGCATTATTTTAGTAGTTTTCAACTTGATTTTAATATGAAGAGAATATATTTTTTTACACATAATTCTATCACATTACTATCACAATTTTCACAATACAAGAAAAAATCAACGAAGTTTCAATAGATACATAACTTAATTGTGAAGAAATTTGAGGGTATACAATATATGAAATTGTATACAATAAAAATAATTAAACTGACTATCGGTCAATTTCATCAAAAATGAGTTATTTTTAGACTGATTTTCATCAAAAAATGAGGTTTAATTTTCTAAAATTTTTAAATTTAGTGATTTTTTATGAATATTCACAAAAAAGTGCTATACCTAAGTAATTGCAAAGGAAATACAGGTGAAACCTAACTTAAATAATGTAAATATAATAGAGAGAATAAAATTGCAATAATAAAGGAAAAATAGTATAATGTATTCAATAGGATTTCCTGATATATTTAATGGCTCAACAGTCTTTTTAGATAAAGATTATGAAGCAATAAAGAATAATTTAGAATTATTATTAGGTTCAAATATAGGTGGATTATATGGAGACCCACAATACGGAACAAAGATCAAAACTACATTATGGGATCAAGCACATGAATATGTAATGAAAACTCTAACTAAAGAAGATTTATTTGAAGCAATATATTCATACATGCCACAAGTAGAAATAAATAGAGATGATATAGAAGTAGAAGTTGTAAACAACTTTGTAGAAGTAACAATAAAAGCTAAAGGAGATGCAGGTATAAAATCAGACCTGTTGACTTTACAATTCATGAAAGATGAATTAATTAAGGAGAAGTAAATGGCACAGGATATAGTAAATCATAATCAAAATATATCATACACTAATTTAGATTTTAGTTCGATATATGAAGAAACATTAGATTTAGTAAAGAAGTTAACATATAAATGGGACCCATCTATCTCAAATGAGTCAGATCCAGGTGTCATTTTATTAAAGCTGTCTGCATTAATAGCGGATAAAGCAAACTATAACATAGATAAGTCTGTATTAGAAACATTCCCATTATCAGTAACACAGGATGGAAATGCTAGACAACTATATGAGCAATTAGGTTATTATATGAACTGGTATGAGAGTGCAACATTACCAGTTACTTTAGCATGGAAAGGTGCTAAAGATAATAATGATATTAAAACATATACAGTACCTAAATTTAGTGTTATCACTGATAGCGAAAATAAAGTTAATTATGCAATTATAGGTACAGAGAATGAAAAGGGTCTAGTAGTATCTGATGGTAAATTAAGTACTGATGGGAATACAATAAAACTAATTGCGATGGAGGGAACTCCTACACAATATAGCTTTTTAGGTGAACATATCATTACACCTCAAATGGTTGATAATGACAATAGGCTCTATTTTACTACTCAATATGTTTCTCAAAATGGTGTGTTTATTAAGAATACAGGACAAGAAAACTACTCTAGTTGGAAAAGGGTAGATAATTTGTATGAGCAAACATTTAATGAGTTAAGATATAAATTTGGTTATGACAGTAAGTCTAATTTAGCATACATAGAGTTCCCTGATAATTATGAGCAGTTGATGGGAAGTGGTATTGAGATTACTTACTTAATAATTAATCCTAATTATAATGAAGTACCTACACAAACAATTGATAGGTTTTTAGTGGCAATTACTCCTAAAGAGAGTAGTGATGTTTCATTAAGTTTTGATACCGTTAAGATGATGAATATCAGTGCTTCTAGCGGGCATAAAGAGAAGGAAAGCATTAATGAAGCTTATACTAACTATCAAAAGGTAGTAGGAACCTTTAAGACTTTAGTTACATTAAGAGATTATATTAATTATATTAATAAAAATGCAAGTGAATTATGTTCAAATGTAATTGTAACAGATCGAACAAATGACCCTCAATCTACCTACAAGATAGTAGGCAAGGAAAGAGGAATTGATGTTGTCAGTACAGAGGTAGAGAAGAATACAACAAATGGATTTGATTTAGTTGTAACTAAAGACCAGAAATATAATAGCAGTAAAACATACTATTACTTTGATAATTCAGGGTCACTTAAGAAAAATGAGAGTGGCAAGTTTGTTGAGGGTACTAGTTATTATGAGTTAGCACCAAGATCAACGGATAGGTTAACTCCATTTTCATTGAAGTTTTATTTCCTACAAAAAGGAATATCTTTAAACTCAAGAAATTCATATAATGAATCATTTAACCTGACTACAGATACACCATCGATTGAAAATTTAATTGAGGGTACTAAACATTTAGAGCATACGTATGAAGATATATTACCTTTAGGTGAAAATACGTATAAATTGACTGAGGATACAACTAATAATTTTAATAAATCATATTATACGTTTAACCCTAAAACTAAAGAATATACATTAGCAACATCTCAATATTATCAACAAACTGCGGATGTTAGCTTTGATAAAAATAAATCTTATTATTTAAAGGTGGGAGGCACATTTAAGCTAGTAAATGACAATCCGCAATTAATCGGGATGTGTGATGAACCAGCGAAAACTAAAGACGAAACCTGGGTTACCGACAAGGAATATTACCTATTTTCTAATTCCGGTTTACTCAAATCACTTACTCGTCAGATGCCTGTGTCGGGAAAAACTCCTAAAGAGCTAGGGCTGTATGAGAAACCTACTACTACAACTAAGACAGAGTGGGCTCCAACTGAAACATTATATATTGAGGCTACACCAGGAAGATATATAGGTACAAAACCGTCACTGTCGCTTTTTCCTTTGTATGAGCAAGTAAGTATTGCTTATGGGAACCCTAAAAAAATGGGTCTTTATGAGCTTGACGTAGAGGCTTTACTATATCATGTTATTATGTATAAGGCTAAATACCCAGTTAGTATGAATATCAGTACATATGACAGCGTAGGGGCAGATACACAAACAGATATACTTAACAACGTAATTAATGCCTTCTATAAGTACACTAGATCAGAAGAAATGAAGTTTGGTGAACCAATTTCAATTGACTATCTAACTGAAATAGTAAAGAAAGCAGACGCTAGAATTAAGAATGTTGCATTTGATTCAATTAACTATGAGATAGAGGCAGTACATTATGATAAAGGTACAGGTAAATTTGTAACTACAAAATTACCAAAGAGTTTAGGTACACTAAATCCTAGTGACAGGACAAATATAGATGAAGTAAGAGGATATTACTTAGCAAAAGAACTAGTTTCTAAATCAATCCTTGCAGGAGTTACTCAATTATTAGTTCCTGATACACAGTTTGAGTATCACATTAACCAGAGATTTAAAGATTATGTTGATAATATAGGGCAAATATCAGGAGAAGCTACGCTGGCATTAGCTAATCAACAAACAACATATGCAGGAATAGATCAAGTAAGAAAAACATATACACTACAAGAAAATGAAATATTAACTTTATTTAAACCTGCACTTGATAATATTAAATCATTCGGTAGTGGAATACACTTTGAGTGTGTACTGAATAATGATATATTAGACAATCAAGTACATCAATTACAAGAGGGTGAGTATATATTTTTCTACAATCCAAATGTAAATGATTCAGGTTCAATTACGGGTTATACGGTATCTTGTTACTCAAAAGGTTCTATTATACAACCATCATTTAAGATAGAGAAGCAACAAGAGTTAAAAGCTCTTTCAAACTATGCATTGCAGTCAGCCCTTGTAGCACTAGAACAGTCTAAAGAGGACTATGTAGAAACAGTAGTTACTAATTCATATTGGGTAAGTGAAATTAGAAGTAGTTCAGCAATAATAAATAATGTTATTAGTGGAAGTAGTACCGTAGGTATAAAGAAATTAAATAGAATAACAATAAACCCACAAGATGGATATAAATTTTACTGGGTATTAGATAAGACTACATACAGCAATAGTGATAATATAAAAAATTATGTGTTATTTGACGAGTTTGATTCAGACTATGATACGGCACAAAATAATAAAATTAATACTTATACGCTGAAGAATGGTGAGTATTTATATTATACTAATGCAGATAATACTGATCTAGTTATTTTAGGTGCAGGTACATCAATTACAAGGAATTGTGGGTTAGATAGCAAAGCGATAGAAATTTCAGAAGTACCTTATGAGTTTATATTAACTACGGACGTTGGACATGACTTTGAATTTGTGAAACAAGTACATAATGGTGTATTAGTAATAAATCCTAAAGAGAGTGGACTATATGAATATACGAATGGTTCCTATGTGAGAACAGAGGATACCGCAGAAATATCTTCAAAACAGTATTATGTATTATGTATGAAGAGTGTTGCAGGAATGTATTCACAAGTAAGAACTTTAGACACGGCAGGAAAACCTCAATATACATATGCACCTACTTCTGATACAACAGATACAGTATTTGTGCAGTATAATACTTCAAATGCAGTTTCAGATATTGATCCAAGTAGTTTAAACTTATATGAAGTTATCACAAATAATAATATACCTTTTGTTGATAAGTACCAAATGAGCGGAAATTCATATAAAGGAAGCTATAAGAGATTTGCACAAACTTTAGATAAGAGTATTATAACACAGAGGATCTTTAAAGGTGATGCAAGTAATATTGATATCAATGATGTCTTGACATATAAGTCAATAACTCTTGATGAAAATAGTGCTAATTATTATTCGCCAGCAACATTAGGGCTATTACAGTCCGCACCAGACACAGTTAAAAAGTTAAAAACGTATTATAAGAAAACAGGTACATCATTTGTAGAGGCAACAGACGTAACAGAAGATACTATACCAAGCAGTTCAGGTACATTGTATGAGAAGATAGGAAACACCTATAAACTAACATCAGACATATTTTCATGGAAGCCTGAAAAATACATACCTGAAGTAAGTACAACTCCTTTTAGAGCTATTAATGATGTTAAGTTAGGAGATAATATAGCAAATAGCGGTTATTACTACAAGAACGCATTAGCTGATACTACTTACGTATATGACTCAATGCATACCGTTGCAGGATTACAGGCAAGTGCATATACATTGACTGCATTGACTTCTATATATAACCAAGTTATTAGTAAAGATACCACGTCTGAGACTCTAGTATCTAGGTTAAATTCGTCTTGGCAGACAACAATCACTCATGCACTACCCGGACAATGGAAACTGTATGTATTTAAAGCAACTGGTTCAGAATGGACCGCTGGAACTTCTACAAACTATCCAGGAGACACATGGGTATTAATACCAGAAGAAATGCTTACTAATTCATCTATTGTTAGAGGATTAAGTGTTGTTTCCCAAATTTCACCTAGTATAATAAAATATAATACAGAGACATTCGAGAAAGGTATATTTGTCCTATTCAATGATATAAAAGCATATATTCCAACAGAGGGATCAAAGAAGTATAAGCTGTATACAAAGCAGGCGGAGTTTGTATCTATCGAAGATCCGACAGATGCACAGCTCTCATTTGCAAGAATGCAGAACTTACATCAAACAATGTCAATACTAACCTTGCAGAATAACTCCTCAAGGATATTAGATAAATTTGTTGTATATTATATGCCTTTATACTATAAATTTAAACAACTATATAAGAGAATAGATAAGGTATATTATAAATTAGATACTTACTATAAGAAAAGTTTCCCTAAAGTTGCAAGTTGGAGTTGTACTGCACTTGATTTATCTGATATAGCATCAGATCCAATTGAGGCATTAAGAAAAAGTTGGCAACAGATGCAAACTAATACTTCAATAACAATAACAGAGAACTCTTTGGTAACATTAGCTGAAGGTGACAAATTTACAATGTTATCCCCAAGTGCATATGATTTTAATGTAAATTGGGTGACATTTAATAATTCAGAAACACCTTTAGACTTAAAAGCATATAACTGTTCATATAAGAAACAAGGACAAGAGGAAGTACAACTTAACGAACTAACAATTCCTAATTGTGCGTGGAAAGGTTACTCAAACTTATTAATAAATACATCAACTACACAAGGACAGCATTTAAAGGATAATCATGAATTAAGAATATATGATGATTCTGATGAGCATAAATTATTGAGTACAATATCTAATACTTATTTCCAATTAGCACATCCTGTTCAAAATAAAACAGGTACATATATAGACGTGCATACGTACGATATATTAGGTAATAAGATATTGAATACACTATATGCGTATGATCTAGAATTAGATAATGAGGAAATTAAGTATACAACAGATAAATTTGAGACTTATCTTAATTTGAGTAAAAACGGACATGCAACTACACTTCCATTCAATTTACCTTTTGGAAACTATATAATTCCGTTTACGGGTACCGAAGAGTCACAAGTTACCTTGAAATATGTATTAATACATAAGGATACGACAACTGAAATTTATTCAAAGCAATTGACGAACTATATAAATGGAGAGTCTTTATTTGTAGGCGATAAGTTTAGATTCATTTCAGTACCAGTGTCGAGAGTTATACAAATAATAGATCCTGCATCTGTTACTAAATCACTCAATAAGACACCAAAACAGATGGGTAATTGGTATGCTGATAAAGACTTGACAAATTTAAGTGATTCTAATAATAAAGGTGATAGTCTTGCACAAAGAGTATCAAGTCCATCAGGAAACCCACAAGAACAAGGTTGGTATGAGTTAGTTAGTGGAAGCTATATATTAACACAGGACACTATAGTTATTTCAGGTAAAGACTATTACTCACAGCCTGAGTTCTATGTGAAATCAAGTGATTATTATGGTTGCATTTTAGTTACGGAAACAAATAATAAAGAGTTATCCGTAAAGTTAGGAGATTTATTTAGATATGAGAACAATCCTTTATTAGGTACATCCTTTGAAAGCATTGCACAGAAAATAAAGAGACTAGATAAAGAAGAGAAGTTTAATTATACACATGTACCAAAAGCAAGTGATCTGATTGCAGATCCTCTAGTACCTAAAACTTTCTGGTTAAATAATCATATTGCAAATAAATTCACTATAGCACAAATGGACTTTGAGAAAGAAGAGTCAATAGAGTATAAGTTTATAAATTAAGGAGACTTAAAAATGATTAGAACACAAGAGATGGTGCCTGATTATTACATTGAAAAGTCAAGAGATTTTCAGATACTCTGTAGATTATATGACTTTGTGCTAAATCCAGTAAAGTATAATGCAGACACATTATTAGATACAACAGATACAGCAAAAGTAAAAGACTTAATGTTACCTTTAGTAGGTGATAAGTTCGGAATTAAAGATAAAGAAGCAGTATTAAATAGGGAGTTGCTTAAGGCACTCCCTAATGCTCTTCAGCATAAAGGTAGTTTAAAGTCTGTGAAGACATTAATTAATGCTTTTTTAGATTCAATGAATATCTTTGATTATGCAAGTGCTTTTTATACAACAGATGAAGAGTCAGCAGAAAAAGTATCTCAAATATTAAGAAGAAAAATAAAACCATATACAATAGTAATTGTACTATCATCAATACCTAGTTTAACAAATTTAAATGTATTTGATACATACTTACGCATGGTAATACCTAGCGGTATGTTTGTTGAGTATATGTTCGGATTAACTAGAAACATTGTAGATAGATATAAATATAGTGAACATGTTTTTTTATTCTATACACATACAGACGAAGTTGGATATCCTCTTGAGTCTAATGTTGCTAATAGTAAAGATAAATACCATGTTGAGTCTACAACACCAACAACACACTTTGAAGATAAGGTATTTAGTGATATACCAATTAATCAAGTCGGTGGTAGTGACGTAAATAAGAAACAAAGGAGTGATAAATAATGCTTAAGTATACACTTCAATATCAAGGTAAAGTTGATATGGTATACTCAAAAGGTGCAAATGTAATAGATAGAGTTACACATAATACTGGGCTTGCAGACATGAGTCAACTATTTGTAAAGGCACTAACAGGAAACTTAAGTCAAACAAATGACATACCTCGATTAATTGATATAGGATATGTAGTACCTGGTACTGCTTCTAAAACAAATGCAAGAGATTTAGGAGTGTGGATGTCAATCTTAAATAAGCCTGTAGTTATAGGTGGTAGACAATACGAGTTTGACAATTCACTAAATAATTGGGTATCAAAATTAGTAACAACTATATATGATTCAGACTTAAATGGTGGTATTTTAGATAATGTACTAACATTAGCAGACATGAAAGAATATCAACTTGCTATGAGATTATGCTCATACAATGAAAAAGATAGAAAGTATCTAGCAGAGATAAATTTAAGTCCAAATGACATTAGAAATATTAAAGAGAGTACAAGTGTAATTGTTACGTGGTATTCAGAACTATTATTTGATGCATTAGAGAGTCAAGGCACTACTTTTGACGTAAAGAAAAAATAAAGGAAGTAATAAATGGCAGAGTTAAAATATTTAACAGTATTTCCATCTACTAAAACACAAACAATTAATAAGCTAATCACAGAAAATTCTTTAACAAGAATGATTAATCGATTAATTGATAGAAATGGATATATAATTACAAATGAAATAAGTAAAATTGTTGGTGAGGATATCGTTGAAGATATCCCACTAACAACATTAACAGCAAACAATATTCCATTAGAATTTGATATAAGAGGATATTATTTTGCAGTAGACAGTGTAACAGATATTACTAATATATTAAGTTGGAACCCTAGCGGTGAATTAAATCAATGGTTATATGCTAGAATATACATTGATAAATCAGTTGAGGGGTATCCTGAATTAGTAGGTCAGTACGATCAGACCCCAATAACACAACCTGTGACAGGTCAATTTACAACTGGAGTAACTACAATAACAGATTTTCCTGGACTAAAGAATATCTCAGATGTTGTACTTTTAGACAATAATAAAATTCCAATCAGTTCAGTCGGTGGGGTAACAGTATCTAAAGAGGGTAAAGTTAGTTGTACTAACTTTATTACTGGGAAGAATCCATCTAATGTTAAGTATATTCAATATACTAGATTAAACTATTACACAGGTATTCAAGTATATAGTCTAAAGGAAGATACAGGTAACGGAACAGGTGTAATGCCTGCAAAACCACAACCTGAATTACCTAATGGAGATGCATGGGATGATACTAAATATGAGTACCATGATTTACTTCTTATTAAGTACTTTAAACCTGTAGGGGCTAACGAACGTAAATCATACATTCCTCTAGAGTCCATTCATAAGTTTACCACTACGTCAATTTCAAGTATTGATGGTGGTGAAATTTAACAATAAAATAAAAAAAAGAGGAGAAGTTATATGTATAAAATAACATGCCCTTGTTGTGGTGCAGAATATCTTCCTAGTGAAATATATATTCCACAAGAGGTATTAGGTAAAAGTAATTTTGAAATAAATAAAACTAGAATGGGTAATATCACTGATGATAACTCCATAAAGGATATGGATCTACATGAAGTTTATGAGTGTGACTTCTGCGGAAGAACATTTAGAGTTAAGATGAAAGTTAAGTTTGAAACAGAGTGTGACAAATTTAATGAAGAGTCTAAATATACAGTAACACGTAATAAATTATTCATGCAGGAGTAGTGATATGCAGAAACATTGTTATTTTAAAAATGAGTCAGACAGACATAATGGATATTTACAGGTATTACAGGCGTTTGATGAATATAATATACATATTCAAGTAATCTGGGTAGACAAGGAGATAATTAAAATAACAAAGAGAAATAGTGACAAAATTATTGCACTAGAGATAGTAAAAAGTAAAGAAGAAAGAGATTTAGAAAAAGTAATCAATTGGTTTTTAAATGATTAAGTTAGAGGAAAAACAGACAAAGAAGTTACCGGGAAAGACATCTATATTTGTAGACTTTGAATATAAGGCTGAGTTAGTAGATGTTATGCATCAAGTTCCCAATGCAATATTTCACAAGAAAGATAAATTATGGGAAACTCCTTTAACTGAATTGTCTAGGTTGATTACATTTCTACATAATTATGATGACATAGACCTTATCATGTTAAAGGATAAACCTAAACAGGAAGATAAGGTCTATTCTTTATTAGATTATAAAACTACACCATATGACTATCAGTTAGATGGTATTCAGTTTGGACTAAACCATGACAAGTGTTTAATTTTAGATCAACCTGGGCTTGGGAAGACAATACAGTGCATTTATATTGCACAAGAAAGATATTATAAAGGTGAAATTGAACATTGTCTAATAGTGTGCGGATTAAATACTCTAAAGTTTAACTGGAAAAAGGAAATAGAACAACATTCAGATCTATCCGCAAAGATATTAGGTGAGAGAATAAATAGAAAAGGTAGGTTAGTAGTTGACGGTGTTGATACAAGACTACAGCAACTAAAGGAACCGATAGAGGAGTTCTTTGTAATTACTAATATAGAAACCTTAAGAGATGATAGAATCTTAAAAGAGCTTAATAAAGGTGCTAGTAAGTATGATATGGTAGTTGCTGATGAAATCCATAAGATGAATAATGTAACATCGGCACAAGGTAAAAATTTCTCAAAATTAAAGAGTAAATATAAAATAGGACTTACAGGAACATTTCTAGTAAACTCACCTTTAGATGCATATATGGCACTAAAGTGGGTAGATATAGATAGGTCAACTGCTACTAATTTTAAATACTTTTATAGTGTATACGGTGGCAGATTCGGTAACGAGCTGATAGGATATAAGAATTTAGAAATACTAAAAGATCAATTAGCAGACATCTCAATAAGAAGAACAAAGGATATACTAAACTTACCAGAAAAGAACTATATACACGAGTTATTAGAAATGGATGATAAGCAATCTAAATTTTATAATAACATAGTAGAGGGAATTATAGAGGAAGTAGATAAGGTTAGTATAGATAAAAATACTGTACTTGCATTAACAACTAGATTAAAGCAATCCACATTAGATCCTAGTATTCTAACTACTGAAAATATCAAGAGTGCTAAACTATTAAGAGCTAAAGAATTAGTACAAGAGATAATAAGTCAAGGTGAAAAAGTAATAGTATATACCACTTTCAAACAACCTCTCTATACACTTGCAGACGAGCTAAAGAAATACAAACCTTTAGTATGTACAGGAGATACAAAAGAGGAAGAAGTTTGGAAAAATGTAGATAAATTTCAAAATGGTGATGAGCATTATTTAATGTTAGCTACTATTCAAAAGATGGGTACAGGAATAACATTAACTAAAGCATCTTATGTAATTTTCATAGACTCTGCGTGGACGAGAGGCGATAATGAACAGGCAGAAGATAGAATACATAGAATAGGTGCAAAGAAACCTTGCTTTTATTATTACTTATGGACTAAAGATACATATGATGAAAATGTAAGAGCACTAGTAGATAAAAAAGATGCATTATCTACATATATAAATGATGATGAACTTACACTAGATAAAATGGAAACTCTGAAAAAGTATGTAACTGATTTTAAAGAAAATAAAATTTCAAAATAGGGGTTGACACTTAGAGAACACTAGTGTATTCTATAATAGAAATAAAAAATAAGGATTGTAAAAGAGGACTGGTAGAAATGCTAGTTCTTTTTTTTTATGTAATTTTTATGAGTAAAGTCATTTACAAATTAGCATATCTGTGTTAATATAAGAACATAAAATAAAAAATAAAGGATGTGTTAATTTATGATTAAATTAGTTGATGTATGTAGTGAGGATTATGAAGATGTACAGTTTGGAACTTGTGAACTTTGTATGTATACAGCAGACTTGACCGTAGATAGCTATTTATTTGAAGATGAAGAAACTGGTGATACTTTTTTAATTGAGGGTGGTTACTGGGATTGGGGTGATTATATTGAGTATGATATTGATATACCTTTCACCGAACTAGCACAAAGAATAAAGGATGCAAAAATTAAAACATTTAAAGAATTAGAGCAGAAGTTTCCATATGATTTTGTATAAAGGAATAATTAATGAATGTTATTAAAAGATAATAAAAAAATTTATTTAAGTTTAGTAAAAGACTTCAATGAAGAAATAACAACAAGAGAAATTATCGATACTATAGAACATGTTGATAAACAACGGAAAGAAATATACACAGCACTACTTATATTAGAAGCATGGCCTTGTGTTACTAGAATGTACCATAGGAACAATAATGCAGAGCTAACAGAGGAAGAGTGTTACGATATATTTTTAGATTCATTTTTCTATCTATTAGACAGAAAACCATGGAGCAAAAAAAGTAATAAACTATACAAAGATGAAGATGCTTTTATAAAGGCAATGAATACTTGTTGTGAGTCAAGGAAGAAGAATTATATTAACTCTAAATTTAGAGATAAACGCTTTGTAAATTATAAAACGATGTCTCTGGATAAAATGCAGGAAGATTACTTTGCTGATTACTTAATGGAAGATAAGAATAAGGTAAATCCTAATTTTATACTAGATGATGTAATAAAATCATTCATAAATAATTATCAGTTTATTGAGGCATTAGTATTAGATATTATTACGGTAGTTTTAGTTATATTAGGCTGAAGAAAACGATAAGGGATTTTGATGATCTGAGATTTTCAGACTTATATAATATACCAAAAGCAACATCAAGTATGATAAAAACAGGTTATTTACCGAGTTTATCACCATCAGAATTAGATATATTGATAAAACAAAGTTTGTTATTGTTACAAAATGATGATAGAATAAAGGAGTTGTTAGGAAAATGCTAGTAGAACTATTAAGTCAATCAAATATGGAAAGCTACAATGTAAAATTAGCTAACTTAATAGGACTAAAATCAGCAATACATCTTAATCTCTTGATACAGCTACAAGAAAAAGCAATCAGAAAACATAAAGATTTTGATGGGTTCATTGAAGTTGACAGAGATTATGTTCAAATGAGAACAACTTTATCAAGTAGTGAACAAGAAGAAATTGAAAAGAGTCTTGAAAATACTAACTTATTGATTTATAATAAAGAAAATAAAAAACAAATAAAAGTAGATTTAGACAACCTTGTTGCAATATCTTTAAACAAGGATGAAAAAATTGAAAAAGAGATAAAGCAAGTAAATAAGAAACCATCAAAAACTGAACATATGTATAATAGTGTTATAAAATATATTCCAAGTGAATATCCAGATGAACTTAGAAAAGCATATATGGATTGGTTAGCAATTATGCTACGTAAATTTAATTTCGTAAGTAAACAGATGTTAGAGACCGCAATAGAGGTAGTTGATTCTAACGCTAATCATAATTTAGATGTGGCACTAGGTATATTACATTTAGCATGTTCAAATGGTTGGAAAAATATGGCATATACAGTTGAATCATATAAAAGCAGACAGCTTGCACATAACAAAGAAAGACAAGTAGTCAATAAGAATATTGAAGTAAGTGAGGATATAGTATTTTAAATGGAGTGCATGTATAAAAGTTCATGTAAGAAAAAAGACTGTGATATATGGCATGACATTACTAATAACTTCTGTATGAGATATTTTAAAATAGACAAGATATTAGACAATGCTATGTTATCACCGAAACAGCGTAAGGACATAAAATTAGTATTAGATAGTGATAAATCAGACTACAATTCATATGCTACATTAAATAAGTTTAAAGAAAGCATAATGAACAATATAGAAGATAATGTTAATTTATATATTTATTCAGAGATAACAGGAAATGGAAAAACAAGTTGGGCAATTAAGCTATTAACAGAGTATGTGAAGAAAAATTGGATAAATATCCAAATAAACAGTAGACCAGTACTATTTATAAATGTACCACAATATTTATTAGAGTTAAAATTAAACATAAGAAGTCAGAGTGAATATGTACAAATAGTTCAAGACAACTTCTTAAAAGCAGATCTAATAGTGTGGGATGACATAGGAACAAAGACAGCAAGTGACTTTGAGTTAGAGTATTTACTATCAATGATAGATAATAGACAAAGGCTTGAACAAAAAATAGACATTTACACGAGTAATATAATACCTACAGAATTACAAAAATATGTAGGTGATAGATTAGCTAGTAGGATATTAAATACCTCACAGCTAATAGAATTTAAAGGGCAAGATAAGAGGGGGTTAAATATTTGAGTTATTATAAAGCAGATAATTTATTTTCAATACCAATAACTCCAGGTAACTTACATTCACCTTTAAACTATACAGGTAGCAAGTTTAGACTATTACCTCAAATATTACCTCTATTTCCTAAAAACATAGGTACTTTTGTTGATTTGTTTTGTGGGGGTTGCAATGTGGGAATAAATGTAAATGCTAGTCTCCATCTATTTAATGATATTCAAAAAGAAATCATTGAGTTGTATAAAACAATGATTGAGGTAGGTGAAGATGATTTTATTGCTAAAGCATTAAGGGTTATAGACACTTATACATTGGTTAATAGACAAAATAAACAAGACCAAAATAAAGATAATTTTATTAAACTGCGGGAAGAAACTAATAAATTAGAGCATAGCGAAGAATATTATATTAATTTGTTTGTACTAGTACAATTTTCATTTTGTAGTCAAATTAAGTTTAACTCAAATGGAGAGTTTAATATACCCATAGGTAATAGATGTTTCACAACCAAAAAAGTTGATGATACACGAAGATTTATTAGAAGATTAACAGAATTGACAATAGAGTTTTCAGCAGATTCATTTATTGATTTTAATTATGATAGATTAGATAGTAATTCATTTGTATATTTAGATCCACCATATTTGATAACGGATGCTGTTTATAACAGTATTTGGAGTAGGGAAGAGGAAGTTAAACTACTCAATGTATTAGATACCTTATCTTCAAGAAATATTAAGTGGGCGCTATCAAATGTGTTAGAAACTAAAGGGAATAAAAATAATATATTAAGCGATTGGTTGACAAATTCAAATTACACGGCACATCATTTAGATATACAGTATACAAGAGATAATCATGCACAAGGTCAACACACACACTTCACAGATGAGGTATTAATTACAAATTATTAGAGAGGTTTAGGTGTTTAAGTGATTCAATTACAATTTTTGAATTTCTTATTAAAGACAAAAGATTCATCATTATTGTTAATGAATAATGTAAGTGATGAGTTTTTTCCGGAATATGAGCAAGAATATAAATACATAAAAGAACATTTAGATAAATACAATCAAATACCAGACCAACTAACCTTTTTAGATAAATTTCCTAAATTTGATATTATAGAGGTATCAGAAAATTCAGACTACTTAGTAGATAAATTATACGAAGAAAGAAATACTAGACAACTAGCTGAAGTATTTAATAAAGTAAGAACTAAATTAATAGAGGGTGATATAGAGGATGCAATGAGCATTTATACTTCTTCTGTTGATACAGTACTACAAGCTAAACATGTTGACAGTATAGACTTATTAAAAGATATAAGTAGGTATGATGATTACGTAGATAAAATTACTAACTATGATAAACACTTTATACAAACAGGATTTAAGGAATTAGATGAAATATTAGGCGGTTGGGATATACATGAAGAATTAGCAACAATAGTAGCAAGAAGTAACAAAGGAAAAAGCTGGATACTACTTAAGAGTTCTACAAAAGCAGTTGAACAAGGGTTAAGAGTCGGAGTATATTCAGGAGAAATGAGTCCTAATAAAGTAGGGTATAGATTTGATACATTACTGAGTCATTTATCCAATTCGGCAATGGTTAGGGGTAAACAAGATATACAAAATGCTTATAGAAAGTATTTAGAAGAGTTACCGGGTAAATATACAGGTTGTTATAAAGTATTGACACCCAACATGATAGACGGACCTATAGGAGTAACCGCATTAAGAGCATTTATAGAAAAAGAAAAATTAGATATATTATTTATAGATCAGCACTCATTATTAGAAGATGACAGAAAAGCTAGAAATTCAGTAGAGAGGGCGGCAAATATATCAAAAGACTTAAAGAAGCTACAGGTCACATTAGGAATACCTATTATAACAGTATCACAACAGAACAGAGGTAATACTGATGATGGAGTAGGGTTACATAATATTGCACAATCAGATAGAATAGGACAAGATTCAACAGTAGTATTATTCTTTGACCAAAAAGAAGGAATAATGGAAATGAATCTAGTTAAGTCAAGAGACAGTGCAAATAATAAATCACTAAACTATGCTATTGATTTTGACAAAGGTATTTTCGAGTATATACCTGAAAGTGATAATGCAATAGATGGCAAAGGTACAGAAGAATTAGCAAAAGAATTTAACGAAGAAGATGTGTTTTAATGAGACTACAAATAGAACAAAGAGTAATAGATGCGGATATGCATTTAATATTAGAGGACATCCAATCTCACTCAAGATATCTTAATGATATAATAGATAGAGGGGAGAACATAGGAATTACTTGCCCTTTTCATAAAGATGGGCAAGAGAGACACCCATCATGTTATGTATATGCAGTTGAAAATAGTGATGATGTTCCTTATGGATACTTCAAGTGCTTTACATGTGGAGAACAAGGGAGTCTAATTAAATTAGTTTCACATTGTTTAGGGTTGTCAATAGAGCAAGCTAAAGAATGGTTAATAGATAATTATTCCTCAACCTATATTGAATCGTTATTAAAAATTCCCGAAATAAATTTAAAAGATATTACTAAAAAAGAAAAAATCAAAGTTTTAGACGATGAAATATTAGATAATTACAAGTACATACATCCTTATTTATTAAAAAGAGGGGTGTCAGAAGAAATAATTAAAAGATTTGATGTAGGTTGGGATAGTTTAAATAATGCTGTAACATTTCCAGTTAGAGACATAAAAGGTAGATTAATGGGAATAACATCAAGAAATGTTGATTATAAACATTTCCATATACCTGAGGGAATGGATAAGCATATATATTTATTGCATTATATAGTAGAACATAATATAAAAAGTGTAACAGTTGTAGAGTCTCAAATAGATGCATTATATCTATGGAGTTTAGGATATCCAGCAATAGCTCTTTTAGGAACAGGGAGCAAAGAGCAATATGATATTTTGAAGAAAAGCGGAATAATCAGCTATCATCTAGCATTAGACGGAGATAAATACGGTCAAAAGGGAATAAAAAGATTTATCGATAATATGCAAGGTGTGTTCATAGATAAACTAATGTTAGACGAAAAAGATGATATAAATGATCTAACAGCAGAAGAAATTAAAAAATTATTTGATTCCGCACAAATAGTGTGTTAAAATATATAATAAGTTATTTTTCAAAATAAAAAATAAAGGAGAATTTTTAATGGCAAATATTTCTTTTAATGATATGGACTTTTCAGAGAATAATAATTTTGAAAATTCTGTAGGATTCTTTAATCTAAAGGAAGATGGAGAAGAAGCGATTGTTAGATTTGTGCTAGACTCTGTTGATGATATGGAGATTTACTCTGTACACACCGTAAAAGATGGGGGTAAATTTAAGAAGTTTAATTGTCTTAGGTCGCCTAAGGAACCAACTAGCAAGTGTCCGTTCTGCGAAAAGGATGCACAGGTTAACAAGACAGATAAGAGCTTTGCACCATCACAGAAGATTTACATTAAAATGCTACAGTATGAACCTAATGGAGATGGTACATATACACCACATGCAAAGATTTGGGAAAGATCAGCTTACGTGTATGCACCAAAACTAAAGAACTACATTGATACGTATGGTGATTTAAGTAATATTGTGTGCAAGGTTGCTAGAAACGGCAGAGCAGGTGATATGAAAACTACTTATGAGATTATGCCAGGAATTAATCCTAGTAAGTTTAATGAGCAGACTTGCCCAATTGATACTAGTGCATTTGATAACTTCAAGGTTATGGGAACAATGATACCTGACACAACAGCAGATGACATGTATAAGTATTTAGGTATGAACGCAAGCCGAACAGATGAGAGTGACTTTAAGGACTTCCAAGAAGCACAGAGACAGTATCAAGAAACACCACAGCAGAGTAGATCAGCAGATGCACCAATTAGAAGATACTAGAGGTAATATATGAGTAATAGTTTATGGGGTAGTCAATTTGACTTACCTAAAAATGATACTTCTAAATTACTTAATAAGGTAAAGAAACCTAAAAAAGTAAAAACAGATGAACAGATATTAAATTCTAGCACAACATCATTGCAAGATAAGTTAGCTATTATTCATAAAAGAGTTAGGGAAATTCTGGGTGTATTTGAACCATATACACGAGTTATAAGAACAAAAGAAGAATTAGTTGAGTACATACAAATTGCAAATAAACAAAAAGTACTTGCAGTAGATACAGAGACTAATAACAGCCTAGACCCATTGACTTGCAAGTTGATGGGTTTATGCATTTATACACCAGGACAAAAGAACGTATATGTTCCTATTAATCATAGTAATTGGCTAACAGGTAAGAGACTTGAAGATCAGCTAACAGAACAAGACATAGCAGAGTGTTTAGCATTAATAAATGATGATGTTAAAATAATAATGCATAATGCTAAGTTTGATAAACAGGTAATACAATGTACTACAACATTTAAATTAAGAGTAGATTGGGATACCGAGATAGGTGCATTTCTATTGGATGAAAATGAACTTAGGTTTGGACTCAAGCACCAATATAGAGATAAAATAGACCCTACAGTAGAAAAGTATGATATTACAGGACTATTTAAAGATGTACCATATGCATATGTAGATATTGATGTGTTTGCATTGTATGCGGCTACGGACGCTTATGAGACATACAAGCTTTATGAATATCAGAAAAAGCAATATGAGTTACCGGAACATAAAAAGCTGTATAGTCTATTCATGGAAGTAGAAATGCCTATTGTTGATGTAGTAACAGATATGGAACTTACAGGTGTTGTGATTGATAAAGAAAGAGCAAAGAGACTATCTAAAAAGTATCGTGCAAAACTAGACGATTGTGATAGAAGAATTAATGATGAACTATCTAAATATAAAGATAAAATCATTAGTTGGAGAAATAGTGCAGAGTCACATAAGAAAACTAAAAGTTCGGATAAGAAAACTAAAGGAGAGCAACTAAAAGATCCTATTGAATTAACATCAACAACACAACTAGCAATTTTATTATATGACATATTAAAACTACCTTTACCTGACACAGTGAAAAGAAGTACAGGCGAAGAGGAACTAAAAAAACTCAATTTACCAATATGTGATCTTATATTAGAGAAAAGAGGATATGAGAAACTATTAGGAACATATATAGATAAAATACCAGAGTGTGTATCAGAAGTAGACGGAAGACTACATTGCCAATTTAAACAAACAGGAGCTAAAACAGGTAGATTTAGTTCAAAAAATCCAAACACTCAGAATATCCCATCTCATGAAATTAGCATAAGGATGATGTTTGCTACAGAGAAAGGGTATACAATGATAGGTTCAGATTTCAGCCAACAAGAACCTAGAATCCTAGCAAGTATGGCACAAGATGAAAATATGATAAATGCTTATTTAGAGGGTAAGGATTTATATGCCGTAATTGCTAGTAAAGTATACAATAATGCTTATGAAGATAATAGGGAGTTTGATGTTAATGGAAATATGAACCCAGAGGGTAAGCACAGACGAACATCAGTAAAAGCGGTACTCCTTGGAATCTTGTATGGGAGAGGTTCTGATTCAATTGCAGAACAACTAAATATGACAAAAGAAGAAGCTGAAAAATTGATTGATGACTTTTTTAAAGGTTTTCCTAAACTGAAAGAGTGGATTAACGCACAACAAGAGTTTGCAAAACAAAATGGATATGTAGAAGATCTATGGGGTAGAAGAAGAAGATTACCTGATATACAATTAAAACCATATGAAGTATTTAGCAAGCAAAAGAGAGTCATGTTTAACCCATTATTAGGTACTAAAGGAGAATTAAAAGATAGCCTAGTAGAACAGTTTGAGAGTAGGTTAAATAATTCTAAAAATTATTGGGAATATAAGAAAATTCTTGACGAAATAAAGAATAAGGGATATGACGTAAAAAACAATAAAGGTTTTATTTCTCAAGCTGAAAGACAATGTGTCAATGCAGTCATCCAAGGTAGTGCGGCAACCATGACAAAGAAAGCAATGATAAAAGTACATAATGATGAACGCCTAAAAGAAATGGGGTTTAAATTATTAATTCCAGTTCATGATGAGTTAATAGGAGAGTGTCCTATTGAGAATAAGGAGTTGTGTAAAAAATATCTGGCAGAAGATATGATAGAAGTTGCAAAGAAAGATGTATGTGTACCTATGAAATGTGATGCTGATGATTTCCCTTGCTGGTATTATGATGTATATAGTGCAGAGATGAAGGAACAATATAAAAAGGGTACCTCTTTAGAAGAATTAGTAAAAGAACATACTGAATGTACTAGAGAAGAGTTAGAAAAAATGATTGTAGAGTAATAGAATTTATGATGTAATGAGTACATAAATAATAAAGGAGCAGAACAATGATTTCGATTACAAAACAAGTTATATTTGAAATGGGTCATCTATTACCTGGACATAAAGGTGGTTGTCAAAATTCACATGGTCATAGTTACAAGATTGAGGTGACTGTAAAGGGACCACAAGATCCAAATAATTTTGATATGATTGTTGACTTTAAGGACTTAAAGGAAGCCATTAATAAGGCAGTACCTGACCATAAATTTGCATATTATAATAAAGATGAAATATCTTTAGAGCTAGTTGAGATACTTAATAAATATAATCTTAAGACTAAAGAATTTGATTTTATTACAACAGCAGAGAATATGGTAGGATACTTTGCACATGAGATTGAAAAAGACTTGCAGTCAAAATATCCTAATGTATATGTATCAAAAGTAAACTTATGGGAAACGGCTACAAGCTTTGCAACATGGGAGCGTGATTGATATGTATTCTAACCCAGAGATACCAATTAATAACATATCAGAACCTACCATACAAGGAGAGGGTTCAAATGTTGGTAGAAAAACAGTCTTTGTTAGAGTGCAGGGATGTGACTACAAGTGTCCGTGGTGTGATAGTAAGGAAACATGGGGTAAGTCAGGTACATTGAAGCAAACAATGGAGTTATCACGAGATATATTACAATTACTTAAAAAGCACGGCATAGATAATATTGTACTTACAGGGGGTAACCCATGTTTATATGATTTTGGAAAATTTATAGATATTTTTACAGGACATCACATATCAGTTGCAATTGAGACACAGGGTAGTATAATTCCTTACTGGTTATCAAAGTGTGAATTAGTAACATTTAGTCCAAAGCCACCATCATTTGAGAACAAGGACGTACTTAATAATATCATTAACTTTATTGAATTTGTATCAAGTAATGAAACGAATTGTGAAGCTATTGATATTAAGATTCCAATCATTGATGAAGAAGATATCATTTTTGCAAAGAAATATCTTGCTATGATTAAAATGGCAAATAGTATGTTGAAGCAGAAGCAAGAAAAAAACTTAAAGCACTTAAGATTATATCTTTCTGTGGGGAACACAAATATTAATAGTAGTGAACCTATCAGGGATGATATTTTAGAAGCATATGAAAAGTTAATTGATGAAGTAGTACATGACAAGGAATTAGATTCAGTTTATGTATTACCTCAATTACATACATTAGTTTGGGGGAATAAAAAAGGTGTATAACAAAGAGAAAGTAGAAGAAATAGTAAGAGACTTATTGCTTGCTATGGGTAAAGACATAAATACAGAAGGGTTGAAAGATACACCTAGAAGAGTAGCAGGATATTGGGAAGAATTACTTGAGGGTGAAAACTATACAAATGAAGAAATTGCTAATAAATTTAATAAATCATTTGAAGTAGACACAGATTCACTAGTAGTTAAAGAGATAAGGGATGTATTTAGCCATTGCGAACATCATTTAGCATTGATGTATAACTTAAAGGTAACTGTTGCATATCTTCCTATTAAGACTGAAAATAATAGGTATAAAGTTATTGGACTTAGTAAGATACCTAGAATTGTTGAAATGTGTGCAAAGAGATTACAGTTACAGGAGAAACTAACTGATGATATTGCACAATGTATCTCAATCGCCACAGGTAGTCCTGATGTATATGTTAATATAACAGGAGACCATGCGTGTGTGTCCGCAAGGGGTGCAAAAAGTGATGGTTTTACTGATACAACAGTACTTAAAGGTGCATTTAAGGAAAATCAAGCATTAAGAGAAGAGATTGAGAGAAAGGTGCGTGTTAAGTAGTGGGTAGAACAGCACTGCTGTATAGCGGTGGTTTAGATAGTTGGTTGTTAAGTAAACTGTTAAATCCTGATATCTTATTATTTGTTAGATTACATACACCAAATAATGATTTAGAGTATGAGAAGTTATGTACACAGATAGAAAGCGGGTTAATTACAACACCAGTAGAAATTGTTGACTTTGACTTATCACAGTATGAGCAAAAAGAAAATGGATACTATTTACCTATGCGTAACTTGTATTTAGTAGAACTTGCGACAAATTATGGGGATACAATTTATATGGGAACAGTCGCATGCTCTGAACATAGGGATACTAATGAAATTTTCATGCTGAAGATGAGTGATCTATTAACATATATAGTCCGTGAGATTGAACAGGACAGGGAGATTAAAGTTAAAGCACCTTATCAAAACTACACTAAAACTGAATTAGTCAAAGAGTATTTAGATAATGGTGGAACACTTGAAGAAATACATGATCTTACAACAAGTTGTTATGAACCTATTAATAATAAAGAGTGTATGAGTTGTTTATCCTGTGTAGATAAATTTACAGCATTAGCACTAAACGGATATAACTATACGGAGGAAGATATACATAAAGCCCTAGCATATATTGAGGACAATAAAGAAAAATGCAGTCCTGAAACAATGGGATTATATAATTATCTTAAAGTGAAGGGAGTGTAGTAGTGGATTTATATTTTGCGGCAACAACAACTGAATATGCCATGAGACTATTAATTGAAAGACATAGGTGTATACTACTTTCATTCTTAAATGATAAAAATGCTGTTGATAGGTTCTTAAAGCTGAAGAGTGAGTTAAATAGTGATAGCAAAATCATTATCGATAGCGGTGCATATACGGCACACACAAAAGATTTAACACTCGACCCTGATGTTTATATTAAGTATATTAATGAGTACTCAAGCAAGCTAGATTACTTTATTAATTTAGATGTAATACCAGGAGTTAGGCACCAAAAAGTAACAGAATACCAAATTGAAGAAGGTGCAAAGCAGAGTTGGGAAAACTATGTATATATTTGTGACAGAGTAGTTGATAGGGATAAAATACTACCTGTATTTCATATTGGAGAGGACTTTAAGTACTTAACAAATATGTTAGAACATAGATGGGATGATGGGCAACCTATTAAGTACTTATGTATAGCTCCCGGAAGTAGTGGATCAACAAAAGAGAAAAATGCGTGGTTAGATAGGTGTTTTACATTAATTAAGGAAAGCTCTAACCCTAATATCAATGTACATGTATTGGGTATGACAACACCTAAGCTATGTGCATATCATACCTTTTATTCTGCCGACTCAACATCTGGAAAGAAAACTGCGGCCTTTGGAAGTATATTAATACCTGATTTCAATAAGCTGAAATTTAATATTATTCCTATAACATCGGAGTCAGAAAAAAACAGTGATCATATTAGTAAACTATCCGATAAAGTGCAGGACGAAATAAAGGAAAAAGCACAGTCATATGGATTTACTTGGGAAGAGCTAACAAGTGAGTTCGGTAAAAGGCACATGCTTAATCTATTAGTAACAATAGATATGTTTGAACACATAGAAAAAATAAGAAAAACAGATAAACAGCTTAAACCAGTATCATTATTTTAAATAATTAGGAGTAAAAAATGAAGAAAATTGCAACACTAAAAACATCAGAAGTAACAGATTTGTTAAAATCAATTAAGACTAGTTTAGGAGTAAAGACTTTCTATGACTATTCTAACTATCTTTCTATCAGTCCGTACAATGACATACTTTTAGTAAAGACATATCCAACTAATAGTGTGTGTGAGTTTGCACTTGAATGTGAAAATCTTGATACAGAGTTCAAAGAAGTAACGGTATCCGCAGAGACATTTATTAATATGTTGCTGTCCATGACATCAGAAGCTATTAATATTTTTATTGAAGAGGAAAACGGCAGTAAGAATGTAGTTGTAAAGGGTGATGGTACTTTTGTATTTGCTACAGTAGAGGGTATCACAGTACCTAATATTCACATGAAACAAGAAGCTGAAGAAAGGATATTAACTACAGAGCAGATAAGGAATATTCTTACATTTAATAAGAGTGTAGTTGATTCAGAGTATGCATTAGATATTAAGCAGAAGCAGTATTACTTTACAAAGGATAATTGCTTTACTTTTTCGTCAGGTGCATGCAGTACACCTTTAACCTTTGAAGATGACTTTGACTTAATTCTTTCAAATGATGTAATTAACTTGTTTAAAATCTTCAATGATAATGTTGATAAGGTATTTATTACAATTGGATATGATGATGAAGATCAGAAAATAATTATTGCAAACTGTGATGATATCTCATTTATTACACATGTAGCAATCACTGATAGCCTTAAGGATATTATTCCTATTAATGCTATTAGAGAGAGGCTGGAAAAGGAGTATGACACATACTTTGATATTTCAGTAAAGTCATTCCTATCTACATTGAATAGAATTAAGCTAATTAATAAGGAACAGGGATTACCTGTAGTTCTAATAAAAGTTAATTCAGATAGTATTGAGGTAAGTGATGTTAACGAAGCTAGTGCAAAAGAAATTGTATCTTGCACAGGAGCATTTGATGAGGAATACTCAATGAAGTTAGAACTAAATCAGTTATATAATATTATCAATTCATACTCAACTGATACAATAAGAATTGCATATGGTGATAATACAGCTATTTTAATCACAGATGAGGAAAAGACTATTAGAAATATTATGCCAGAATCAAGGTTAATCTAAATAATGTAAATTACTTATAGAGCAATAACTATAAGTAAGGACACAAGTAATGGTTAATTACGGTAAACGATTTGAAATAAGATTTAAAGAGGATTGGGAAAAATCATTTCCAGACGGAGTTATTGAAAGATTACCTGACCAGATGACAATGTATAAAGGGTCAGAAAATATCTGTGACTTCATTTGTTATGATTATCCCAATCAGTTTTATTTAGAGTGCAAAACACACGCGGGAGCTTCAATACCCTTTGAGGCAATACCACAGTATGAAAGAATGTTAAAATTAAAAGGTAAAAAAGGAACTGTTGCAGGTGTTGTTTTATTCTTATATGAGAAATTCAAGGTATTATATTTCCCTTTAGAGACTCTTGACATATTATATAAGCAAGGAGAAAAATCTATAGGCTTGCGACATTTAGGAAAGTATGATATATTAGAAATACCAAGTGAGAAGTTAAGAAAATTTATGATTTCTGATTATAGGTGTATAAAGGAGAAATACGGTGAGAATAATTAATTTAGATGAAAACTCTAGCACTAGATTTAAAAGTGCATTATTTGGAGATATAACTGGTAAAATTAGAACTTTCGCAATTTTAACACCTGAAAATCCCATGATGCAGAGTTCTAGTGCTGAAGAGAATAATAAGCGAACAAAAGAGTTTAAAGAACTCTTAAAACAAGGAAGTATTCAGTATATAAAAATTGAAGGTGAATACGGAAATAAAGAGCGAAGTTATATGTTGCTTAATATTCCTTGTAGCGAAGCTAGTTCCATTGCTAGTAGATTTCAACAGCAAGCATTCTTTTGGGGTAAAGTAAACAAAGATAGCAACTCTATAATAGAGTATTGGGAAGTAAAAGATCCTAATGCAAAGAAATTAGAATATAAAGTAACAGAGAGAAATGATAAGATTGCCTCCTCAAGAGATTTTATAGATTACTTCTCAAGACATGGTAATTTTAAGTTTAGGTTTGACATGGATGTGTTTAGTGAAAGTCTAAATGAGATAAAACCAATTCAAAGGGAAGAAGAGTTAGAGCATAGCTTAAATGAAAATACTTCTGCCATGAATAGATATTACAGTAGAGTACTTTCAACAAAGCCTAGAGAAGAGCTAATAAATGAAGCTACATCAAGAATATATAGACAACTAACTGATGATTCTGATTGTGCTATTATTTCTGCATATGTAGATGATGAGAGTGCAGAAGAAAATAAAAAATCATTCACACAGTTAAAAGCAGATGTAAGAAAAGCAGGGTATGGGTACAGAACATTTGTATCTAGATGGGTATCTGATGGAGTAGCCTTTGATGAGGAAGCATTATTTATTCCAAAGATAGACTATAAGACCGCATTTAGATTAAGCAGTAAATATAAGCAGAAGAGTTTTATTTATAAGAATAAAAATAAGTGTGTAGAAATATGCACAACTCCTTTTGAAACCTATAAAGAGGGAGATATAGTAAGAACTTATAATATCTCTGGCAATAATACTTTAAACATAGAACAAGCACAACAGATCTTTAGCAGAAAGTTGAGTGGACCTGCATCTAAACCTGTAAAAGGTTCTAACAGTAAACCATTTAATTTACAGGTAGAAAATTATGAGTTATTAGAAAGATACGATCCAAAAGCAAGTTACTTTGAAGATAAACCACACTATGATAAAATAATGTTAGAGAAAGGTGGAGTATAATGAAAGTTCAAAAAATGAATGAAAATAGAAGTACAAGGTTCAAGAGTGCTTTGTTTGGGGATATTACAGGTAAAATAAGAACATTTGCTATAATGACACCTGAAAATCCTAATGGGGAGACAGTAGATGCACAACTAAATAATAAATTAGTTAAAGGTTTTAAAAGCACATTAAAGACTGGATATATTCAGTATATACCTATTGAGGGTAGCTACAATGTTAAAGAACATAGCTTTATGTTAATTAATATTCCACTATCTACCGCAACACATTTAGCTGGAGCATATCATCAGCAATCATTCTTTTATGGTAAAACTTCTAAAGAGGGTGTAGCTGAAATTAACTATTATGAAACTTCAAATGCTAAGGATAAGAAACCTACATATAGTCTAAAAGATAAGGTTAAGGATATTAGAAGTGCTGATGAATTTGATAAATATTATTCAAGACATGGTGACTATAGATTTAAATTTAATGCAGATGTGTTTAATGAACATTTAGAAAAGATTAGACCAATTATAGACGAAGAAGAGTACACTAAAAGTATGATGGAGAATAGGGTTGGGTATAGTCAGCTAATGCATAGACTACACTCATACAAAAACAAAGAAAAATAAATTTTCAATATTAAGTAACTAGCTAACAAATTAATTTTTGTTAGCTTTTTTATTGCAATTTTTATTAAATTATGTTAATATATAACATATAAAAAATAAAGGAGATGTTATATGAATATTACTTTAGATAAGGTTAATGAGATGCAGAACACAACTGATGAACAAGTAAGCATTGTATCAAGTGTTGCAGACAAAATTGTATCAGAATATACGGATAATCTAGATAGAATTATGTTAGAAGTAAAGCATAACGTAATTGAAAAACAGCCAGCACCAATTAATGAGCTTGAGGAGTATTTTCTTGAGCTTTCTACAGAGATTTATTTCATTTCAAGTAATACAGAGAAATTAGGTATGTATGACTATGTAAGTAAGCTAAAAGCACAAGAAACATATAATGATGCCTATTTGAAGTACATTGAAGATGGTGCATCTGCAAAGAAAAAGCCTACAGTAGCAGAGCTAACAGCACTAGCAGAAAAAGATTCTACAGAAGATAATGTAATGCACGATATTTATATGAGAGCATATAAGATTATTAAGAACAAAGTAAGTAGTGCAGAACTAATTGTATCATCTTTAAGTAAGATACTCACAAGCAGATTGCAGGAATCACAGATGAATACAGACAGAGTTGAAAGACAGCTACTTAACAATCAAGAAATTTAGGGGATGTAAATGGCGACAAAAACATTAGATCAAGTTTTAAAAGGCATAGAAAAAGACTATGGCAAAGGAATTGCAAAGATAGGTGCTGATGCATTAGAAGTAGAGGGAGTTCTATCCCTAGGTTCTCCTATGGTAGATTATTGTCTTTATGGTGGGCTACCCGAAGGGAGAATCATAGAATACAGCGGGGCAGAGGGCTCTGGTAAGACCTCTTCCTCATTCCTAGTGGCGGCTTCTTACTGTAAAGAAGAGTTAAAAAGACATCCTGTTGGAGAAGAATGGGAGTTTAGAGGGGAAGTTCATGCGGGTCCTAGAAAGATTATCTTCCTAGACAATGAAGGAACCTTAGATCCCTTATGGGCAAAAGTATTTGGTTATGACCTATCAGAAGATGCTGATGTTCAAACCATTGTAATTAGACCAGAGGCACAAAGTGCAGAAGAAATATTTGACATGGCACTCGATTTACTGAAAACAGGTGAGGTAGGACTCTTAATTTTTGATAGTATAGCTACACTAGTTCCACAGCAGATAGCTGAAGCTTCAATGGAACAACAGCAGATGGGTGGAATTGCAAAGTCACTTACCAGATTTGCTAATACAGCCATAGGTGTACTGCGTAAATATAAGGCAACTCTAGTAGCCATTAATCAAATTAGAGACAATATGAGTGGTTATGGTAATCCTATAACAACTCCAGGTGGGCGTAGCTGGCGTCATGCATGCTCGTCAAGATTAATGTTTAAAAAAGGCGACTTCCTTGATGAGGATGGAAACAAGCTAACTACTAATGCAGAGTCACCAGCAGGGCACATAGTAAATGTTATTGTGCTAAAGACTAAAACAAGTAGGTGGGACAGAAAATTAGGTAGTTACAGACTTCATTATACTAAAGGGGTAGACATTTTATCTGATACTGTAGAGGTTGCTACTCATTTAGGATTAATTGATAACTCTACTCAAGGTTATTACAAGATAATTGATCCAGAGACAGGGGAAATTAAACTTGATAGTGATGGCAAGGAGATAAAGATAAGAGGTAAGAAAAATGTATCTACTTACTTTGAAGAACATCTTGAAGAGTGGAAAGCATTGTATGATTTAGTATATGAGAAGATTACAGAAAAAGAATCTCCATTTTCAGACGCTTTTAATAAAATGTTAGAATCAACTATTAGTGATGATAAGGTAGATGAAATTCTTAAGTATGCGGAGGGAGAGGAAGAATAAATGCTAAAAGTAGAACACCTAGAAGCATGGGGATTTAAACATGCAGTTAGGGGAATGAGAAACCCTCATAACAGTTGGGATAGATCTGATACGTGGGTAGATAAGTCTACAGGAAAAGAAGTTGTTATGGTTGGTGATAATGACTTGTCATTAATGCGTAAGCTTTATAAGGCATGCACAGAACACAGAAAGTATTTAAGACAAATATTTGTATCAATGGACATTACCGCACCTTTATATTGGTGGAAACAATTTGATACGTATAAGATAGGAGTAACTACAGATAGTTGCTCAACTATGCATACTTTAATGAATAAAGAATTTAAGTCAGATGATTTTAGTTTTGATATTTTATTAAAAGGTCCTAATGAGGATTATGTTGAAGAATTACTCGAGTGTTTAAATGATATTAGGGAGGCATATATAAATTATGACTCAATAGTAGAGGAATGTGGAAACAACTATAATCTCTCTAAGTCAGATATTCAATTAGCTTTATATGAAATTCTTCCATGTGCATACAATCAAAAAAGAACAGTAACTATGAATTATGAAAATGTTTTTAATATTATACAGCAAAGGAAGAATCACAAATTAAAAGAGTGGAATACTTTAATAGACGAGTTATTAACATTACCTTATGTTACTGATATCTTAGGTAAGGAGTAAAGATATGGCATATATAGATAAGTGTACACATATGCAGAGAATAGCAATTATTTCTGCTTATAATGGAGCAATTGAGGCAGAGGGTATTGTGTGCGAGGGTTGGATTCTATTTAAAACAATCAAAGGATTTATCTATTATGATAAGTTTAAGAAAATGGAAGAGTGGAATGCACCCTATCATACACAACTAAATGAAGAGGCTGTTGGATGTTGTCCTGAATATGTGTTTGTATTCATAGATGAGGATAATGATACAATAGTGCCTAGAGAAATTAGTGAGGATTATGAAGATATTCATGATTTAATAACATCACAGTAAAACAATACAGGAGGTTAAATACGTGAATAATATTCAAGCAAAAATGTGTAAAGATTTAATTGAGCTAGATAGAGATCTTTTAGTAGATATTGATACTGAAGTATCTATTGAAAATAAATACAAACTTGAAAGTATTAGGAGGTCCCTATCTTATATTAGTGGTTGTGTTGATGGTGATATAGAGTAAATGAAAATACAGGTGAATAATTTAGAGTGGGCTGTGGAATATAAAAATGCAGATTCTACAGAATTACTAATAGACAATGAACCGTGCCTAGGGTATTGCTCATTGTTAACTCAAGGCATCTATATACGAAAAGGTATGAGTAGACAGCTTACAAGAGAAACAGTTTTACATGAATTAGCTCATTGTTTTATGTTCTCTTACGGGATATGTAATGAAAGAAAAACAGATGAAGATTTGTGTAATTTTGTAGGTGCATTTGCTGATAAGCTAGTTTATATGACAGATAAATTCATGGAAACATTTAGTGAGTAACTTTAATTAGTTACTCATTTTTTATTGCATTTTCAGAAATATATGTTATAATAAGACATATAAAAACTAAAGGAGATATTTAATATGAAAAGAATAATTACCTTAATAACATTGCTGGTGATGTTACTACCATTCAATCTTGTGTCATTTGCTGACACTTCAAAAGTAGTGAATGTTAAGATTGATTCATTTGAATTGCAAGATGACTCTGGTAAGAAGTTAGAAGAACTTGCTGTCGGTACTGCATTTAAGATGCATACTACATATACAGTACAAGAAACTGTTCATAAAGGAGATTGGTTTGATGTGACAATTCCTAATAGTATTGATCTTAGTACCGCTTTTACTAACTATTCATTTTCACTAAAGAATGATAATGGTGAAGTAATTGCAAATGCAGTAGTAAATCCTAACACTAATGGGGGAGGTACTATTAGAGTTACATTTAATGAAAATGCAGACAATAAGTCTAACATTAAGGGAAATATGTATCTGTATGCAAGGGGTAATGATAAAGCTGTTAACTTGAACTCAGTCACTCCAATTACAATTGTAGTAAACTCTTCAAATAGTTTTAAGTTTAGCACCTCAACTTCTATAAAGTTCACTCCAAACGCTGAAGTAGCACCTAATGAAATTATAGGTAAGTGGGCAAAAGCATCAACTTCAAAAGAGTTTGCAAGTTGGAGAATTAGAATTAACAAGTCTGGTAAGAACCTTAAGAATGTGGTAATTACAGATAATATTTTATCAGGCAACGGAAAACATCAAGATAAGATGATTTTACAGAAAGTTACTTATGATTCAGCAGGTAATATTACTTCTTATGATGAGACAGTTAATATTGAGGGTAAAGTGACATATAATGCAGATAAAACTTCTTTTACTCTTAACTTAGGTGATATTGGAACACAGGGATATTTTTTATCATACAGAACAACTGTGGATAATGAAGATCCAATTCAAACTAATAAGGCAGTAATTAAGGCAGATTCATATGAACCTGAATCTACTAAGAGTACATGGAAGTATAGAAGTGCAGGTGGTGAAGTGAGCTATGACATATCAAACAAACTCATGATTAAGAAAATTGACTCACGGACAAGAACTCCGCTAGAGGGTGCAAAGTTTAAGCTTACTAATAAATCAACAAATGAAAGCACTTTAGTCGAAACTAACAACAAAGGAATAGCACTAACTCAAGCACTATCAGAGGGTGAGTATGAGGTAATTGAAGTAAAGGCACCAAAAGGATATAAACTATCTGATAAAACATATACAGTACAGATAACTTCAAGTGGTGATATTCTTACTGTTAAAAATGATAAACTAGAAACACTAAAGGATATACATACAAAAACATCAACTACATCAACTAAAACTAAGGTTAAACTAGTAAAGCATGATACACCTAAGACTGGTGATAACCAGAGCAGTGCAAAGTATTTACTATTAGGAAGCATGAGTTTAATTACACTTATAGTTATTTTGAAAAGGAGAAAATATAATGAAGTACATTAAAAGAATCGTTAGAGAAGAATGCAAAGAGAGAGCACATAAGTATTTTGATGATATTCTAGGTAAGAATAATGTAACTAGAGCATTAGACAGAAGAAGAAAGTACGCAGGTAGATAATGAAAATTATTTTAATTTCAGGAAAAGCAGAGAGTGGGAAGGATACATTTGCACGTTTCTTTAAACTCAGAGCTGAACATGATAATAAGAAAGTACTAATTTGTCACTATGCAGACCTACTTAAGTTCTATGCAGAGAAATTCTATGGGTGGGATGGCAAAAAAGATAAAAAAGGTAGGGAGCTACTACAGTATTTAGGAACAGATAACATAAGAGAAAAAGACCCAAATTTCTGGGTAAATTCATTGAGAGACATACTATCCCTAGTACAAGATGATTTTGATTTTGTATGTGTAGCAGATTGTAGATTCCCTAATGAACTTGATGGACAAGCAATCTTTGATGGGTGTGTTAAGGTAAGAGTCAATAGACCTAATCATGAAAATTCTTTGACAGAAGAACAAAGAAAGCATTTATCTGAAACAGCATTAGATGATTATCCGTTCGATGAGTATGTTACTAATGTTGGCAATCCATCATTTTATGACGTTGTAGCAAGTGTATATGAAAAGGTGAACCATGTTTAAGATATTTAGAAGAAAAGAAGAGAATAAATATAAAGGAGTACAACTGGAGTACACTATATCAAGGATGAAGTATCAGATTGAGGGACTATATTTACTTTTAGAGCAAGATAAAAAAGGTATTATGAAGTTAAGCAACTCTCATAAAAGAAAACTTCATAAGAAATTAGAAGAATATGAGAGTGAGTATAAAGAATTAACAGGTAATTCTTATGAGTGATAAGGTATCTACAAGAGAAGCATCATCTACACAAGAGAAAAGAATTGCAAGAAAACTTGATGGCACAGTAAATCCTAACTCTGGTGCAGGTATGACCAAAAAGGGAGATGTTGAACTATCGGATATAGGACTATTAGTTGAATGCAAAACTTGTGTGACACCTAAACAATCATTCAGCATAAAGAAAGATTGGATAGAGAAGAATAAACAAGAAGCATTTATGACTAGAAATAATGATAGTGTAATTGCATTTAACTTTGACTATACAGACAAAAAAGATTATTATATAATCAATGATAAACTAATGACATTTTTAGTAGAAAAATTAAGAGAGGAGAATGAACAATGCTAACACAACAGCAGATAGAACAAAATAAGCATAGATTTTTAGCAACTTTAGAAAAAGCAAAGAGTGTTAGTGAAGAGGGCATGGAGAGACTAGTACATAAATTAGAAAAATCAGACTTCTTCATAGCACCAGCAAGTACAAAATATCATAATGCATTTGAGGGTGGACTTTGTCAGCACTGTTTGAACGTATACGAAAACCTAAAGTCATTAGTTGAGATGAAACAGCTACAAGATAAGTGTCCAGAGGTGTCTGTAATCATTGTGGCACTATTACATGATCTAGCAAAGATGAATTATTATGAGCCTAGTGTACGCAATGTTAAGGAATATAGTGACTTCGGAAGTAAACATGATGAATTAGGTAATTTTGAGTGGGTTTCTAAAAGAGCATATACTACAAAAGATTCTGATAAGAGATTTATTTTTGGAAGTCATGAGCAAAATTCTGAATTTATGGTAAGAACATTTCTGCCGCTAAGCATTGATGAGTCTGTAGCAATACTACATCATCATGGTGGGGTGGGGTTTGATAGTGTTCCTGCAAATATTCCAGAAGTGTATAAGAAGTTCCCACTTGCAAACCTATTACATGTAGCAGATATGATGGCAACTTATATTGATGAGGCTGTAGATGAATCGGTTTATTAAAGAACAGTTAGATAAATGCAGAGTACACATACCTCATTATGATGAGAATACAACGCACATAGTAATACCCAAAGATGGAATTTTTACAGAGAAAAAAGATGATAAGCTTGAAAAGATTTACATAATGGGATATATTATATACGAACCTCCTACTTTTAATTTATCAGAGACATGGAATAACAATACAGTACCACCAGAAAATGTTATGGAAGTAATTATTGTTGAGACAAGAGGTAAAATGATTAAAGTTAAAGGTAAGGGAATAACTACAGGAGAGGAATGGAGTGGTTGGTTACCACAGAAAGGATTTAAATACATATGAGTTCACTTGCAGTCAAGTATAGACCTACTACATGGAAAGAAGTATACGGACAAGATTCAGTGAAAAGAATCTTACAGGGTCAATTAAATACAGGTGAGATTAAAAACGCATATATATTTAGCGGTGTTTCTGGTTCTGGAAAGACAACTTCGGCACGTCTTTTTGCCAACGAAGTAAACAACCATCAAGGCTTCCCTATAGAAATGGATATGGCTAGTAATAATGGTGTGGATAATG